ATCTTGCCTGACTGTACGGCTGATGCGAGCTCGCCTGCCACATTCACCGGGAATTTGCAGGTGATCTTGGCGGAGTGGCCCTTCTTGTCTGAGGCCTGGGTGTAGAACATGCTCTTGCTGTATCCGGTTGGGGCGGTCGTTTCCCACCGAGAGGCAGCTTTGTCCTGTGCAGTTGTCATCGATTCCCCTTCGCGTTTGGACTACGTATTCAACCACCTTCGCGTGCCTACCACAACCACCTTCGCACCCCACCACCAATCGCAGGTTATCGTCCACACACATCCATGATCCGTAGACCAAAACCCGCATATATCTTCACCACAATTTCCCGCTTGGCTGGATATCATATATCCAGGCATTGGGGTGACCTATGGTATTGGGGTTGATATCAGTACATCGGGGAAGTGGTCCACACTGTTTTTGGTAGGTACCACTTCCCGGATGTTGATATCAGATATCCAGGAAAGGGTGCTAAGGTAGTAGTAGCGTAGGTGCACGCGGGTTCGACGCCCGAACTCATTCTACAGTGTTCTGTCAAGGTGTCAAGGAGGCATTATGGAAGGCTACGAGGGGATCCCAGGGTTCGTGATCGAGGGTGATGACGGCAAGGTCATCGTTGGGAACCCCGGTCAGCAAGCAGGCGGCCGGCGCGTGTATAGGGATGGTACGCAGCAGGATCGAAGTGAAGTGAAGAGGAAGGGTGGAACGCATGACTATCTCTTGCGAGCCCCCAAGGGTCTTTGGGTTGCTTTCAAGCGGAAGTGCGACAACGAGGGCCTGACGATACGAGGGGCGCTGCTGTTCCTTGTCAAGGACTGGACCATGGGCAAGATCGAGATTGAGGACCTTGAAACCCGTATGAACCTGTGAGAAGGTGGTAGCGGCGGAAAGGGAGTTCCCGGTAAGAGGTTCGGTCGGTTGCGGCACCGGACCCACGGCGCGAAGAAACCCCCGAGCTCGCGTAAGTGATGCGTAGCTCGGGGGTTTCGTATTGGGTGTTGCTGCCTACAGCATCTTCGGCCGATGCCTGATGGCCCACTTTCGAATCGTCTTCCAGTACCAGAGCGGCTGTGGTCGGCCACCTGGCATGTCTAGGTCGGGTGGAGGGAACCTGGACGATTCACGCTTCCTCCACGAATGTACGGTGTTGAGCTGAACGCCGAAGTACTCAGCGATCATTGGCATGTTCAGTACGTCTGAGTCCTTGTACTTGGACTTCGAGGGGTTGATGCCAGGTATCACAGGCATATGCGCCTCTCGAAGTTTGCCCACACGTTGTCGAGCCACCACTGTCTTTGGGTGACCATCACTCCGTGCTCGAGCGACCTCTCCCATTGGATCTCCCAATAGTCGAAGCCCTGCCCAAGGCTCTCGAGGTACTCGTCACGCTCCCAATCGTGGATCTGGCCTTCGAACATCTTCTCGACCATCTTCTCGATGACGGCTTCCTCGTTTGCGTCTCGTTCGCTCATTTCTCACCCCTTTCTGGTTACGAATCACACCTTTGTAATTCTTGGACTAGTAATACACACACGGATGTGGTTGAATCCACAGTGAGCATGTGATTACCCCTTCATGTTCGGTCGGATCGAGTGGGGGAGCCATTGAGGGTGCGATGAACCTCTGGCTCCCCCCTCGACTCTTCTCGACTCTCCTCAGTCGTTGATGACGAATCCGATCAATCGAACCTCCTCATCACCTTCGATGTTCGGGATCGAGTCTGCTATGAGCTCCTCGATCTTGGGGAACGGGTCCGTGCAACTCCCGGCTGCTGAATACAGCTTGTTCGACCACCTCTTGGGTATCTCGAACTCGAGGTGCAACACGGACACGCTTGGGAAGTCTGGCTTCCCTTTCGTTGGTGGCAAGAGCCCACTCAAAGAAGACCCTCACGGATCTCGTTATCTGCGAGCTTGTCAGTATCGATTGGCGGAAGCCTCAGTGCTATTGCACCAAGGAACCGCGCAACCATTGCTGCTTCTATGAGGTTGTCAGCTTCATAGACGCCCAACGTAGGCCCGTCAACATTGATCTCATATGAGGTTTTATCCTCGTCTGATACCGAGTCAACGATGACGCTTATCACGTACTTCGTTGCCATTCTCACCCCTTTCACGTACGGTATCTCCGCACTCTTGGAGGATCATCGGACTGTTGTGTTGTCAATCAGCCTGTTACCAGACCCAACTTGTTGTAGTTGGTTCCGATGATCCCCCAAGGCTACGGAGAACGTAGCCCGTGGATTTGTGGTCCACTGTTGTTGTCAGCCTTCCCACCCGATTCGGTGGACTACACGGTCGTTGAGGTAGACCTTCGTCTTGTCAAGGTACCTTGAGAGAGCTTCGTTCACCTCATCTTGGGTGAAGTCAGCATTGCCGTCCTTCCACAACACGAAGACGTTTGCACCTTGGTGCGGTTGGACGGTGACACTCTCGACCTCAGTTCCAACCATCTTGATGTCGATGGTTGCCTTCAACGTCCATTCACTCGGCGCTTCTTCGGGACTTCGGATCTCGAGCCCAACGTCAGTGATGACCTGAGCTACTTCCTCTATGGTCCCTGCATCCCACTCGATCCCGTCAAGGATTCCGTGGATGCGCTCGATGGCTCTTGCATAGTCCAAGGCGGATCCCAAGGACGTATCTTCTGCTTCTGCCATTTGCTTACCCCTTTCGTTCTGGTAACGCTTGTCGCTACCCCACAACAAACCTACCCGAATGGATAGGTTTGTTGGTGGCTAGGTACAAGCTCTCGCTCGTTACAGGTGCAGCACCTTCCCTGCAACCTTCTTGCCGATCACGATGAACTCGCTTTCGGGTCCAGGTGGCATTGGAGATGCGTACCCGCAATCGTCGCACTGGAGTTTCTCGATCCTCTCGATGGCGCCGAAGGCCGTCAGAACCACGAGCTCACTGAGGAACCCAAGTTCTTCTGCCTTGGCGTAATCGATCGTGTAGAGATCATTCATGGGCGTTCGCTATTACTTCGAGTATCGAAGCGTTGCAGCGAAGCTCGCCGTCTTTGGCGTAGGTTCGTGCTCGCGCTCGGTACTCTGGATCGAGCATCACCACGAACTTCGAACGCTCTTTGCCCACGATGACACCCTGCATTCCTACAAGGTACTTCGGGCGGACGTTTGCGAGTCGCACGATCGTGCCTGGCTTGAGGGAAAGCGCTAGTCGGTCCGTGAGGACCCCCTGTCGCTTCTTCAGTGCCGTGTAGATCGTGTCGAAGTCATCGTCAACCGCTCCGTTGATGATGGCATCGTAGACCTGCTGTGCATTTGCACTCATTTGCTTACCCCTTTCTGGTAGCTCGTTGCTACCCCACGACTCTCGAGGGGTTCTCGAGAGTCGGTGGCTAGTTACGAGCCTGTTTGGCTAGTTACGAGCGGCCTGTTGGAACCGCCGGCGAGATGATCCGAGCCTTCCACCTCTTGTGGCGGAACTCAGCTACCTCTTGCATGGATGGTTCGTTGATGCTCCAGGACAACTGCGCCCTTTCGGTATCTCCGTTGAGCTCGATGCCACATGATGGGCACCGTGCCCATGCATAGAAGCCTTCGGAGATCTCAAGTTCATATTCGCCAGGTGCCACCATATGGGTGGTGCCTTCTACGAAGCTGTACTCGTAGCAGTTCTCGCAGATCTGGTACATGCCTTGGATTCCCTTAGGCATTGTCAAGCCAATCGAGCCAGCTCTGGAAGAACTTTTCGACTGCCTCGATTGCCATGTCCTCTCGCACCTTGTCGCGACCCCACGAGTACTCTCCCGTGTCTTCGCGGTCAGGTTGCCAGATGTTTTCGTCAGTCTCGACGAACATCCACGGCGCTTCTGAGAAGTCCACCTGTGGTTCATCGACGAGTTCTCCAGTTTCCGTGTCGATCGACACGGCTACCGGTAGGTACACGACTACTTTCGCCATGTTGCTTACCCCTTTTCTAGTAGCTGTCGCTACTCCCCGAGGTTCTGTGGAACCCCGAGGGCTAGTTACAGCTCTGCGAGCAGCTCGTGATACATGTCGAGAGCACACGCTGCGCAAAGGCGCATGGTTCGAGCCGTGTAGCCTTCACCTGCTTTTGCAGTCAGCTTCATCCTTGCATAGCCTTTGGGACATCCATCGCAATGGTTGTCACCGGTAGGCCATACCCTGGGGACTCCATGAGAGTTGTAATCAACCTCAACGCTCATTCGCTGCTCCCCCTCTCATGTATCCACACAGCCGCCTGGAAGTCCCTAGGAGCCATTTCGAACAGCTCTGCAACCTCTCGGTAGCAACTTGCCACCATGGCGTACACACCGACCCTCTGGAGGTCGTGAATATCCGCCCAGCGCTTCCCAGTAGCCGCCCGCAACGCCCAGCGGTCTATCACGACTGCATTGGGGTTGCCGGCGATCGCCCTGTAGAACTCTCGTATCTTGTGCGAGGGCCCGTCGGGCTCAGGAAAGGTGGAGATGATCGAGCCACCTGCAAGGATCCTCTTGACTCGTGCAACGGCATGCGAGAACCCTCGAGGGTTTCCAGCAAGTGCCATTTCGGCCATTCGGATGTTGTTAGACCATGATTGGTTTGGACTCATTGCAGCAATCACGCCTGCGGCTTGATGCTTTGTGACTCCGTACTTTCGCGCCAACCTTCTTGCAAGGTTCTCGGCTCCGGTGTACCAACCCATCCCTGCAATCACCTCGTAGGTTGTCAAGGAGTTCCCGATATTGGTCAGGTTCTCAATGATCCTTGAGCGATGCTCGGGAAGGTTGTGGACACCTCTTGGTATCGTCGCCTTCATTCTTACCCCTTTTCTGATGTCCTCGTAGACACCGCCCACCCTTGGAGCTTCCCCCAAGGGTGATCGCTGGTTACCAGCTCATACGTGGCAGTCGAGGCTAACCACGATTGCATCAGGCCGAGCTACGCGAAGGTCATTCCATGCCTTCTCGTAACCCTCTGCTTTGTCCTCCTCGGTCTTGCCGTCCTCATCAGGAATTGAGGAACCGAACCAACCCATGCGGGCTCGTTCGATCCATTCTCCGTCTGGGTTGACGAATGCAGTCATCGTGTAGTCGCTATGGACTTCTGATAACCGACAGCGGTTTCGCCCAAGTGACGTGTAGCGATCATCTGAAGGCCACACGGAACTCTCACCAGTCCCATCACAGCCATTGCAGCCGTTGCAACCGTCGTACCAGGCTTGCCCGAACTCCTCGAGTCCTCGTGGACGTTCGCCGGTACCGTTGCAAATGCGACAGAGCTCCTTGAGATCGAGCCAATCCAGCCCGCGGATACTGCCATCCCATCTGCCTCCAACAACCCACCAATCCCATCGCGAACCTTCGCTGAACGCTTCATCGTTCTCGTCGAAGGGCGCCATCAGTCTGGTGACCTCTTCCAGGACATCCTTCTTCTGTGAGAGATTGTCGAACCTCTCTGGTAGCACAACGGCTACCTTGAAGTGTGTCATGTCTCTTACCCCTTTCTCGTGTGGTCCATCCACACTCCGCGAAGTTCCTTGGAACTCCACGGGCTGTTTACGAACCTTTGCTCCTGCGTTCCTTGAGGATCTCCTTGGCTATCTCGAGCCTCTCTTCATCCTCTTTGGCGTTCAGCCACGGCAACGTCTCAAGCGCTTTCACCATGTTGGAAAGCTCCCAGCTCGGCCGGCGACTCCACATCTTCTTGTGATAGTCGCGCGACATTGACTGAGCTACCATGAGGTATCGGCCATCCGATACGACTGGTGTATGTCGTCGTAGAGCCGTCGTGCATCAGACCATGCATATTCACCGTAGAAGGTCTTGACCCTCTTTGCGGACTTCTGCGAGATCAGATGGGTTGCATAGACCCTGTGCATTCCATCGGTGTATTCGTAACCACCAACGGTGTCGCGCATGTCGGCCACTTCATGTACGAGCTCGATTGCATGATCCTCTGTGTCGCCTCCGACCCAGAACACCATGCTCTTAACCACTCGCCATGAACCAACCTTCGCATATCTCTGCGATGCTCTCATGTTCTCTTACCCCTTTCTTGGTACCTTGTCAGTACCCCACCACCTTCGACCTGAGTGCGTCGAAAGTGGGTGGCTAGTGACAAGCTAGTTCGTGCCTAGTTCGTGATTGGGCGGTCCTTGATTTGATTCCGCGGATCATCGAGGCTCCTGAAGAACTCCTCGATGGGTTCTGCATAGGCGCTGTTGGTGATCGCCAGCTTCCTTTCGTACTCCACTTCGGCTTCATTGAGTTCCCGGAAGGCTCTTCCGGTTCCACCAGGATCGTACCTAGACGTGAACCTCCGCACCTTCGGGAGCCCCTGTACGTCCCTCTCGGTGCGATTGACAACGTAGAACCCGTTATCGCCTGGGTCGGTTCGCACCAACTGCAGCGATACCTCGAGGTTGTGTTTGTCCATCACGCCTAGTGGGACGTTCACGATTCCAACCGAGAGTGTTTCGAACCTCTCGCGGCCATCGAAGAACTCACAGACGATTTGCGCGAACCTCGAAGCTTCGTACTCCTGGTCGGCGCGAACCTTCCGCCTATCCAGCTCCTTCAGGAAGGCATAGACCGATTCCGGTCCCCCATTCCAGTGAAGGTATATGGCTGGTGAGAACCTCATCTCGCCATTTGTGAAGATCACGTTGGCTCGATTTCCCATTTGCTTACCCCTTTCCGTAGGTGTCCATCACCTACACGCCCTTGCAGGAACTACACAGCTCCTGCAAGGTCGTCTAGTTGTCGAACGGTTCAGAACAGCTTCATGTGAAGCCGGCCGAACTTGACGAGACCCTCGAGGGTTTCCACAACACCTTTGACAGTGTTCGGGTTTTCAAAACCACCTTCGCTCTTGACGGTGATCACGGAACCTTCATCGTCCTCATCGGAACCATCGTAGATCCCAATCATGGCTCCCTCAAAGTCTGTGAGCCACACGTATAGGTCCTCGTAGCCGTAGCCTTCCTGCCTGTTGAAGTGAACGGCTAGGGCTTGCAGCCCACCACCTAGCTCTTCAACGAAGGTCTTCGTGTTCACAGGTAGCTTCCCTCGAGCCCTCGACTCTTCAATGGCTTTCGCCAACTCGCCGAAGTGCTTTGAGCGATGGCTACGCGCAAGTTCACGACCCTTTGCATCGCGTTCCTCCCTTGCAACTTTCTCCACTGCTAGATGGAGGTTGAAGGGATCCTCGCCAACTTCAAGGGCGATTCTCGCAGCCCATTCAGTGTCGTAGTAGAAACCCATTGAGGGTTCCGTAGACAGTCCTGAGTAGGCTGTGAAGTACTTCGTGTACGCCGCTTCGCCTCTCCAGAGCGCTGCGAGTTTTCGGTAGATATGGCTGTTGCCGGACACGCGTGTTTCGCTTGTCCTATGCATTGCCGCAATCTCACCTGTGGAAAGCGGAATTGCTTCGTCGAGGTTCACGAAAGCCATGTAGGAGCTCGGATGAGCCCTATCCTCGGCCTTCTTGGAAACCTCATGGATCACTTCCACGATTGCACGACCGTCTGCAGAGAAATAGAGGGTTTTGAACCCCAAATCAGTCTGCATGTCTTTGTGCATACCTCTCGCTTTCATCTCTTACCCCTTTCCGTAGCGGTTGTCGCTACTCCACAGGGACCTCGTTTGAAGTCCCTGCGGGCTAGTTACAACCTGTCTCGTTTGGCCTGGCGACGTAGCTCATCTAAGTCGTCAATCCAGATGCGCTTTCGGTAACCCGTCCTGTCCGTGTAGACCTTTACGTAAAGGTCGGGATCGATCAGGAGGTTCTCGTGGATGTGTGAGCGAACTTTCTCAATTTCTGATAGCAGCTCGCTCACAGTTCCCTCGGAGCTTTCGTAAACCACTTCGTACATGGCTTACACCTTCTCCGCAAACATGTTCCCGGAAGCCAGTCGCGGCTTCACATAGTCCTCGAAGGTCCAGCCGGCATCGTCGTAACCCGCTATGGTCACCACGCTCTTGCCGTCACCTTCCGTGTAGCCTCCGGTGACTATTGCATTCCTTGGTAGGTATGCTGCAACCCTCTTCTTGGAGATGCCGTTGCCGCGAACCTGCGCTATCCAGCTCGAGTTTCGCGAAGACCCATGACCCTTTGTCTGTTGGTCATTCATCTACTTACCCCTTTCTCATCTAGTGCAGTTTGCCTACACCCCACCGGACTCGAGCGCTTTCGCCCAAGTCCGAGTGGCTGTTTGCAACCTCTCAGTCGCTCAGTCGATCCGTGAATGCCCGTATACCTTCACCTTGGTTTCGCCCAGCTCCTCGAGCCCTTCGCGCAAGCTCTTGGCCATTGCATAGGCTGCAGCTTCCTTTCGCGCCATGCTTTGGGAGCTTCTACCAACCGGTAGGTTGATTCGCATCCCTCCACCGTAGGTAGATGATGCACCGAGGTTCTTCTTAGCCCAATGGGCGAAAGAAGAGTTCCCAGGTCGCGTAGTCAGCCATGCGAAGCCACAGACCCCCTCAGGCACGTTCCAGCTTTGCACAACCTCGCTCGAGTCATCGAACAGGGTTGCATGTTGCTGAACCACCATTGGGGTTGGTTTCGCATCCTCGAAGGCCTTGATGCCAACCTCGGTCGCTTTCGCCCAGAGTTTGGCATAGGCTTCGTAGCGCTTTGCGCGCTTTGCGGCTTGCTCGTCGCGGTTCGCAATGAACTTGTCGCGAGCTTCTGTGGCGTGTTGGACGCAGTATTTCGACTTCGATGCAGAGTACGATGACTTTGCAGCAGTCGTACATGCTTCCCACGCGCATTGTCCGTAGGTTTCCATCGTTCTTACCCCTTCTCGTAAAGTCGTTCGACCCTACGCGTAGGTTCCCCGATCTCTCGAGGAACCCTCGCCTAGTTTCGCACTAGTGGTTTCGGCCTCCGCATATGCTGCATCCAGCCTCTTTGCGGTCCTTTGTGTCTAGGTGATCCTGTAGCTCGTCGATGAGGGTTTGCACATCCTCATCAGTCAAGAGCAGGCCTTTGTAGGAACTCGTGTCGACCAGTATCAGCCGCGTAAACTCAGCGGCAGAGGTTTCCAAGACGTTCACCCACGCTGTGGGAGAGGTTTTGGATCCCTCTAGCTGGATCGTGGTGGTTCTCAAGTGGCCTTCGAAGCTCACTTCTACCTTCGCCATTGTCATACCCCTTCTCGCAGTCTCGTTTGAGCCTACGCGCCCTTCCATGAATCCTTGTGGACCCATGGAAGGTCGTCTAGGTTCACCCTAGCGATAGTCGCTTTGGTCGGCGGTTCTTGTGATCTTGACGTCGCTTGCAGTAACTTCCACGCGACTTGTGCGGCTATCGCCACCAGTTGCCCAGAACCGTCTTTGCACGCTCCCGGTAACCCATATGGCTGCTCCGCGAAGCCCACCAGTTTGGATAACCTCAACGAGCTCGTCATCAGGATCCCACAACACTACGGGGATCACATCGATCCTCCTACGCGGTTCGCTGGACCTTACGGTTACCAGCAACCTCACAAGTTGTGAGCCGGATTCGAAGAACTTCAGCTCCGGTTCCGCGGCTAGTTTCCCAGCCAGTACGGTTAGATTCAAGTCCATTCGCTTACCCCTTCTCGCAAGTCACTTCGTACTCACGCGCCCTTGCACGAACCCTATGAAGTTCGTGCAAGGTCGCCTGGGAACGAGACTAGATTCGTCAATCCCAAGTTATTCAGTTGTCAGCTTTCGCCACTATCGCTTTCGCATTTGCTTACCCCTTTCGTATCTCTTTAGAGCCTACGCGCCTCCCCACCAGGCCTACGCACCTTCGCGTAGCCCCGATGGGGAGTCGTCTAGGTTCGCTAGAATCCCATGTAGCTCTGTGCAACGTCCTCGACGTTTGACCAAAGCTCGATCATCCCGGCGCCTAGGGAGGACCCATAGACGCTGAGCACGAACCCCAGCAACGTACCAATCACGTTCGCACCAAGTACTCGTGCGCCGGCGAGACCTTTGCAAAGTACTCACCAACGTCTGTACCTATTGCAAGCTCGGCCTCGATGACCCCACCTACAACAGAGTCGCTTGTGGGGTTGGCAAGGCCGTTTGCGCTCTGTAGGTACTTTCGCGCGACTCTCAGGTCCGTAAAGAACCTGCCATCTGCGCGCGTCCATATCGGCTGTTTGGAACCATCGGGTAGGTATTCCCAATCCTGTATCAGGATCACGAAGACGTTTCCTGCGAGTTGCCCCACAGCCCAGAGCCTTAGGGAAACCATTACAGCCTCCCAGCAGCTTCATGGGTTTCAGCAGCCTTGGCGGCTTGCTCGAACATCATGGAGAGCTCAAGCAGCTTTTCACGGCTTGCCTGGAACTCCACACGAGTGCTTCCACCCTTGGCGAATGCCTCCACGGTCACGGTAGCTTCAACGCTACCCCTGACGATCACGTAGGCTTCCACCAACGTCTCGCCATCCATGAAGGTCAATTCAACCTCTGGTGGGTATGCCATGAATATCGGCATCATTCTCTTACCCCTTCCGGTTCTTGAGAACCTCTCAAGATCCCCGCAACCCTCGAGGATCTTTCCTCAAGGATTCTGGGGACCCCATGAACCCTCTCGAGTCCACGGGGAAGTTCCCTACAAGTTTGCCGCGACCTTCGCTAGTTCCCCTGAGGCCCATTGGGCCATTTGAAGAACTAGGAACGTACCTATGGCGATTGCCACTAGGTATTTCGCGATTGCTTCGAGCGCACATCGGCTCATTGCTTACCCCTTTCGTTGGTCGATAGGTTGGTACCTACCCCTAGCCCTACCATGAATCGGTAGAGCTAGGGCTAGGTGCAAGAGCTCTTGTGTGAACCCTTGCACCCTATCGCTTACCCCTTAAAGGTGACAGTTGCCAATTCGTCACCGAGTCCTTGGCTTGAGAGGTTGGCGACCGTATCGGTAGCTATCACCTCTGCTGTCCATCCTTCATCGGTCGCGACATCGGAATTGGCCAACACACCAGCGAACGCAACAGCATTCGCGAATGAGTCGAACCCCTGCAACAAGGTCCCTCCATACTCGTGGTCGTTTGAGTCCACGTAGTAATTGACCATTTCCGCTTTCACATGGTACGCGAACCCACTACGGCCGTCAGTAATCCTGACGAACGCCGTAGCATTGTCGGTCGCATCCGTTGCGTTCGCCTTGGTTGCCGCTTCCCTCACGAGGTTGCGGTAGCCCTTGCGCCGTTTTTCGTTGGCCGCTGCTTTGTGGGCGCGACACAACGTAGCCTTCCCGACTACTTCGACGTTGCAAGACTCATCAGCGCACACACGAGTAGTTGAGGCTACGGTAGCCTTACTCGCTGCATCGCGTTCGGTCGCTGCACTGTCAATCGCTTCTAGGTTGATAGGCATTACTTACCCCTTCCGGCACCTTGCCTCAAGCACTTCTCGAGGACTTACATGTACCCTTCGACCTACCAACCTATGCCCTAGAAAGGGCTATCGGTCGATAGGTTCAAGGGTACCTATCGACACCGAACACGCTAGACGCGCTCAGTGCCGATAGGTACGGGGTAAGGGGTAGGTCACTATGTAGACTGACGATACCTACTTGCCATCATCCACATGGACTTACGGCGTCTAACCTCGTATCGTTGTAAATGCCCTAGCGCTATCCCGATTCAAGACTTGCACCTATCACAAGGTGCCTAGTGCCATAGCAGGGACTTACCCATCACTGTCGATAGTTCATCACGGCGGCATCACCCCTCTAACGATATCCACCTAGGTCGATATCGGCAATTCCGTTCCCATCATGGCGTAGTTGACACTAGGCCATGGGGGTATCGGTATCGGGGTACTTGAGTCGAACACGCTAGGACCGATAGTCAGTATCGGTAGGGCTCTCATCAGTCAGGTTGTCAAGGTGCAGTGCACCCCTCGAGCGTAGGTACTTGATACGACTCCTGCGATTCACGCAAGCCCACTGAAGGGCTAGGCCGTGAGTCATCCGATGAGCGATAGTGCCTAGGCTCTATCCATCGGTCGGCTTTCCGTATCGACTTAGGCTATCAAGGTGCCTGTACCGCTAGGCGGCACAAGGGCAGTATGGCACAGATCTAGCGATATGGTCAATACCCATAGTCAAGAATTCCCTACAACCCTTGCTATGACTGACTTACCAACCAACTGCAATCACCCTAGAGCGCCACAATGGCCCTAAATCGGGGGGTTCAGCGTATGTGCCTAGTGGTTGGCTACAACCTCGCCACGAAGCGCTTAAATCGCCGTGTATGGCGTGTGTGCCAGGTGCTATCAACTAGGGGTAAGCGAGGTTAGTTACCTTTCATCACTATAACTGGGCTCTATTTGGGCTACTTGACCTTAACTGCTGTTATTGGAAGGACCTGGTAAATACCGAACATATGTTCGACTCACCCTTACCCCTACCACCATAGGGGGAACTATTCCTTAGTCCCTTACTCAACTACTAATCAATAGATCCATAGTTGAGTAGTGAGCAACTAAGGAATTGACTTAACACTATGGCGATAGGGGTAACCCCCGTTACCAGTTTGTATAGTGATGTGTGAAGCCCCGCTCACAAATTTGACCCCCAATTTTAACCCCCTTGATATCCGTCCATCCAGCCCCACGAATCAGGCAAATGTATATATCCGTCCATCCGTTACCTCGAAACTGGGGGTTGTCACCAATCACCAGGCCCATACAATGGTGAAGGGAAACCGCATCTACCAAGGAGGATGAATGGACCGACCGAACAGACTATCCGAGATCACCGTTGGGGTGGGTGACTTGATCGATACCGTTGTCAAGAATCGCGCCAAGCACCTACAGGACTACAGCGTTGCTCTGGAGAGATTCCATGAAGCTGCCAAGGACGCGCTCTATGGGCGCATCACCCAGGTAGTGAATGGGACCATCAAGGACCTCAGGTTCGACCTACCAGTGCCCGAGAACCATGTCGACGACTACGACCGCGCGATCAAGATGCTCCAGATGACTCGCGACGCCGGCCAGGACACAGTGGTGCTGAGCGAAAGCGAGCAGGAGTCCTATGTGATGGACAATTGGGGCTGGAAGCGCAAGTTCACCGAGACCTCGACGTTCTATGTGGGCAAGGGGTAGCGAGAATTGGGGGTTGTGGGGCTCGTAATGGGTTGATACGATCATGATCCCAGTGGCGGCAGTTAAGCTGGTCGCCAGTGGGACACCCCACTCGGGGTTGGGAATGGGCGCAGTGGCAAGGCGTGCTAGCGAACCCTGTCAACACAGTCCGCTCCCTTCGCTCGAGTGGGGTATACGCCGGGGAGGCCATGGGGCCAAGCAGCTTCCAAACCTGTATGGGTGGGGTTCGATTCCTCGCTCCGGCGCGACCCATCCCCATGGAGGGTGGAGAGGCATCGTGGATTCCGACGGCCGGTCCACACGTACAGATGCACTAGGCGGTCATAACAGTGTGTAGCTCAGTTGGGAGAGCGCTCGGTTTGGAGCCGAGGGGTCGTAGGTTCAAGTCCTACCACACTGACGGGGCCTGCCGAGGGAAAATAACTCGGGTGGCGAGGCGAAAGCGCGTAAGTAACTGAGCTAACAGCGGCGGAAGGATCCGCCAGGTCCCAGATTTTGAAGCCATAGCTGAGGGGCATAGCAGCGGACTTTTAATCCGCAGTACGTAGGTTCGACTCCTACTGGCTTCACGGTAGGGGGTGCGCGCCGTTTAAGCTGGCGGGTTCATAACCGTTGTCGGAAGGCGGCCCCCGTACCAACGCCCACCAGGCTCTTCTAACTGGCAAGATGCTAGGTCCTGACCCTGGCGATCGAGGTTCGAGTCCTTGGCCCGGTGCTCATTCCGGGGTCGGCTAATGGCAAGCCGCGGGTCCTTGGAGCCCGCTATCAAGGTTCGAACCCTTGCCCCGGAGCCAACTACGAAGGAATAGCACACATGACATTCAACTACCTCATCGTTGATGGCTATGAACGCGTTGCAAGCCACACGGAACATGAGTGGGGGAGATACAACAGCCACGTCATCCAGACGAACAGTGAGTCAGCATTCAAGGGCATCTGCTGCATCGACAGGAAGGCAGATGTGGTCGCGACGGTGTGTGATGCAGCACTTACCGGGGTGTCATGGAGCATGCTGAGGGATTATTGGCTACCAGTGAAGCGCATCGAGGTCGTGTTCGCCAACTGTGGATGCCTACTGGATGCTGCTGAGGCCTTCGCTGATCTCGATGGTGACTGTGGCAGGTAAGCCACCGACGAGGTAGCGGCTGTTGTTGAGATCAGTGCAGTAGACGGTGAGTGATGAAGTATCCTGGTGGAGATCGATCGTGGCAACACGATCTACGTCAGTGTGGCGGTTGATGAGCTCGAGGAGCTTGGTGCGGTTCTCGTCGGTGAGGAACCTCATGTGGGAGTGAGAGATGAGGCCCTTGTTCAGCCGGCCGTTTTCATCCTCGAGGGGTCGATCGCTTGTCAAGTCACTGCCTTCTCTGCTCGCTGTGCAAAGTACCTTAGCGCCGATTTGAACTGGTTGGTAGTGATGTCGGGTGGGAGTAGCTTTTGGGCGGCTTCGACGATGCGATCGTAGTCGTATTGGCCGACTTCATCAAAGCTCTCCCATCCCTGGGTCTCAGTCCAGTCCTCGAATGCCGACCACAGCAGTTGGGTTGCCATGGTGTTGAGGTTCCTTTCGAGTTCACGTTCTTCCATCATCATCTCTTCACCCAATTCCCTTGATCATCGACAGCCGCTTGACATGCCTCACCGAACTCTTCGCCCAGGATCGCAAGCCACTCGAAGGCTGTGTGATGCTGGGATCCCCACTTGTGCTCTTGTGAGAGCCGTTCCATCTGGACCAGGGTCATGGCAGTGCGGTGAGCGTTGGTTTGCTCACCAATGCCGTTGTAGAGTAAGGTTGAGCCTTGCTCGAGGTCGGTGAGTATGGCAATCGCAACTGCGGCTACCTGGACGAGCTCGTCTTTGAAGTCCTGGTTCGCTTCACTCATGCTCGCACCTCACTGCCTTCTAGCTTCACTGCTGGCATCACTTCTCGGGTCTCAATCCACACAGCCCGGATGAAGCCATGGGGGTTGAGCCTGAGTGCCCATGATTTGGCAGCCTTCTCGGCTGTAGTGATGTCCTTTTTCCCGTACCTCGTGACCTTGCCCTTGTAGTTCTCGATGCACAGGGTTACTTCCAGCTTCATCTTGCTCATGGCCGGCCTTTCCATACGCACACATAGCAGTACTCAGTGTGCGGGACATTTCCCCGTCGCTTGATGCCCCTGGTGCACTTGAATCGATACAGCGGCTCACTACCCAGCACTGCTACGAGCATGTGGTCTATGTCTCCACTAAGCCGCTTCTGGATCTCCCTCTGTATCGATCCAACGCTCACCTGCCGCCTTCGTGCATTGCTCACCACACTTGCCAGGCTCGGCTCGAGCCAGCTCGAGATCATCATGACGTACTTCTCTGCTGCTTCCCTGTTGATCATTCCCCCATTGCCTTTCTGTAGGGCCTCGAGAACACTGCACCGCCGTACTGGTCGAGGAACGTGACCTCGGCTGACTTGGCTGCAAGCTCAGCAGCCTCAGCTACCTTGAGCGGCACCCTCTTGATTCCTGTGTGCTCCGGGTACTCGAGGTACCACTTGCCGGCCCTGTCATACCTGACGACCTCGGCCTCAGCGATCAGCGTCACTGCATGGACGACTCTCTCGAGGCTTGGATCGCTCATTTGACTATCCATCCGAACTCTCCTTGTCTACTCTTGCCTTCAAGCTCCCTATGGCGCCGGCAAGCGCAAAGAGGCGCCCTGTTCTCACATCCACCCCTCGAGGCGCACCCCCAATGGGGAACTCCGTAGTAGCCATTGCACACAGGGCAGAAGTGCATGGTGGATACATGAGATGGAAAGCTTGTGTTCTGGTAGACATGGACAGGTTCGTTCCTACTCATTTGACACTCCATTCTGGCAACATCTGAACCACCCTCATTGAGCTGCAATTGTGGTCGATATGGCGCTCACCGTCATCACACTCAACGTAAATGGCCCTGTCATTGAATGCAAGGTTGAGGATGTAGTCGAGTGCTGCTTCGTTGAGGGGTTGGTTGTTCTCGATGTGGTCATACATCACATCGAGAAGCCCGTCGCGCATATCGTCGTAGTTGATGGTCACTTTGATGCCTCAAGCTCTTCGATGGTGGCTACGAGCTCAATGCAGCGCCTCTCGGCATCATCACACCAGCGCTTCCAATCATCACGCTCCATTGCAAGACGCTTGATCTTATTCGGCCACCACGCCAAGCGGATACGCTGCTTCAGGAAGAACCAGTTGTCGCGTAGGCGCACTGATAGGCGGTTGCGCTTTGGTGGTGGTCCCGGGTTACAGGTTGCTGTTTCGTCTTGGTCACTCATCTTCGCTCTCCAATCTGAGACGTTTCACTTTGCGTTTGCTCAACCGATCCCAATGCTGCCACTCAGCAGATGAACATCTCCACCACCGTCCACAAGAACACTGACGGACCTCTCCAAGCCAGCCGCGATTTCTCCAATCGCCCATGAACTCCCCAAGCGTGCCAGCCTCCCTGCATTCCGAGGCGCGGTGTGGGGTGATGATCCTGTCACTCACGATGGTTCCTTTGGTTTGCCATCACACCAACAAGGATCTCCTGTAGCTGTTGTAACGATCCACGGAATCCCTTTCCACGAATTCGTTCCGCCGATGATGTGTCCAGAGACATTCCCGTGAACACATTGCTCGACTGGAGCGAACAACCCTTCGACTTGCTGCTCAAAGCGTTCACGGTCCCGTTCTGGTCCAACATATTCGTACAGGGTCATACTGCCTCCTCGTCAAATGGCATGAGTGCCATCTTCACGAATGAACATGGGCCGATTTGGATGAACGCTGTGCAGCGGTCACTGTTGCCGTAGACCAAGTTGCCTCCATGCGACTTGCACACTGTCATGAACCCGTATGGATCAACTTCGACAGCAACAAGGTCGGCCTCACAACAGCCGTTGGCTGATGGAATGATGAGGCATGATTTCGATTCAGTTTTACTGAGCAGTTCGAGTTGGTACAGGGTCATGTTCGCCTCCCACACTTCCGGTGCCGCCACCGTCCAACTGTCAACCGGTGCCAACGCTGCCACCGCGTTTCATCCTCCCGGGCGATCATGTGGAAACAGCCGCCTGTACGTTTGATGCTCGTGAACCGTTCGGTGCTCACGAGTCACCCCCGTCATCGCCGTTCACCAGTGCTTCCAGCAATTCGCGTCTCGTCGTCCGATTCAGCACCTCGACGCCATCGAGCATCAATAACCAGATATTCACAGAATCCCACCGATCCCGCACGACGATGTAGTCGGTGCCGACGACCTCATACACCCCTTCTCCCGCGTTCCTCAATTTCGGGATTCGCGCCTGGGTCACGAGTCACCGCCATTCAATGCGACTAACATGCCTTCATAGTTTTGTCCATGGCGACTATATGCGAGTAGGCTTCCACGCACGCCACGATCCCTGCCGCTTCCACAGGTGTTTCCCTTGACTGCACATGATCTCCCTCCACTTCCCCTTGAACCACTCAACGACCCATGCAACCATCGTCATTTGGAGTACACCTCGAGCTCGTCGAACTGACTCTCGTTCCACACGATCATCGCCCTCACCGGCCGGCAAGCTGATGGACGGTGGTACGACTTGTTCAGGAGCTCCACGTACTCACAGTTCGAGTCATCCTCGATCGATACCATGATGGAGCGGTGGACCTTGCAGTAGTTCAGGCTTGTGTTCGTGAGTCCCTGGAGCCTCATGTGCTCACCCTGGCAGCTGCATCAAGCTCGACAAGCCTCAACCACGAACTCGTGATTGGCTCTGAGCCAGCCGTAGCTCCCCACTCAGCTAGCCACACACCAACGTTCTGATGCATCGTGTACTGCCCACCCTTATAGCCCTCCATGACCGTATCGAGCGCACCCTCGAGGACCTTGACCATGGCACCAATAGATGCGGTGGCCGGCTGCACTGCCAACTCCTCGTAGTAACCGCGGTACGTGTACGCATCGTTGAACCCGTACTTGGTAACAGCATCCTGAGGGAGTCCCTTGAGTGCTTCGATCAGCTTCCCAAGACACATTGCCTCATACATGCTCGTATCCCACTGGTTCGCTTCGTTACTCATGATTCGCTCCATTCGTATTCGTCAGGTACTCGACCAACTCGCTGTTGTCCTGCAACAGCGCAATCAGCCTTGGTGTCAAGCAACCAACAAGGTCTTCTTCGGTCAGCTCGAGATCACGGATCCCGGCATCCTGCCAGATGCAGTGCATGGCCTCATGGAGCAACGTGTCGCGGATCACCGGTTCAGCGACTTCATCATCGATGGTGATGGTGAGTGTCGAGTGGTTGGTGTGGCCGAACAGCGACCTTGCTGCTTTGGCGGACTCAACCATCGATTCTTTTCGGCTGTAGACAACGGCATATGCCGTTGCCCCAACCGAGATCTCACTAGGCCTCTGCATGGAATCTTCCCTTCTTCACAAGCGCCCAGGCGCCTTTCTTATGGCCGACCGGATTCCATGCAGCACCACACTCACCACAGATCCAATCGAAGTCCTTGAGGCCCAACCTCCAGCCTCTCACAAGGAAATGGCGATGGTCGCTCATGGCCATTGCCCTGTCGCTGTGAAGCTGAGGTCCCGGATCCTTGGGTCGAAGATCGTGACAACGCAGCCATCGGTTGGTGGAAGCAGCTCCATCCTCACGATTCTCAGCATCCTGAGTGCCTCCTCATTGTCGGGGCGTTTGCCAAAAGTGGCCTCGAGGCGCTTGAGCGCTTCATCAAGGCCATTGCGGAACCACTCAAAGGCTTCAACGGACGGTATGTTCTTGAGATCGATGTCGCTCATGGCCTTGGGCCTACCCACTGCGTTGGATCATTCCTGTTGCTGATGGCACGCCGAGTGTCTCCACGGACTGCATCGCGCATCTTGCCAAGGTCCCATGCCAGCCGGCGAATGAATGTAGCAAGGTCGCGAGAAGTGGCCACGGACTCGAGGTCTGTTCCGTCCGCTTCACACATATCGGCATCGTGCTCAAGCAGCATGGCAACGTGATCGAGCTTGAAGATCCTTCCTCTTCCAGGAACGAGGTTCTTGACTCGGTTGGTCTGTTGCTCGAGCCGGTTGACCTTCCGTGTCAGGTACCTCACTCGCCGCCTAAGTTCATCGATCTCCTCGTCACAGTTGATCACTTCCACTTTGGTCGCTTCATCCATGTCCTTGCTCACTTTCTCGTATCCCATACTGCGTACACGCTGACCAAACAGCCGCGCTCCTTGTCTTGATACACACCGGTCACGAGCGAGTCGCACTCACTCTCACCGATGATCGCCTGTATGCCATCCTGTATATGCGCATCGAACCGGCTCAGTGACTTCGTGATGTTCTCGAACCAGTACCTGCTCTTGCCGAACTCATCCCATGGCATCTCGATGACACGATCGACCTTCCTGCCGGTCCTGAGCTCATTGATGCCGATATCGGTGATGATCATCGCTCGCGTCTTCTTGATCACCATCACTTCACCACAGCAATCGTCAATGCCACAATCCCAACCACTGACACCGCATAGATCACAGCCACGATCAGCTTGTGCTTCATTGGTTCACTCAGCATGGAAATGGCTCGGCTGTGGGTTGGTTGGCTTCTCGGTTGGGTTGTCCCATGCCCACCCACAGACGATGCAGCGGTAGCGAGCTGGGATCCATTGATCGTCGGTGATCCATGTGGCTTGTGAGTCGCGCACAGCGTCATGGCCACCCTTGCAGGGATCATCGAGTGCTTTGGGCAGCTTGATTGGCTTGGTATTCGTCATAGCTCTGGATCCGCTGCTACGTCCTCGAGCTCAGCCGGAAGTGCACCATCTTCCCAGGTTGTTCCCCATACGGTCGTCCATCTTGTGACTGTTCGCGACTGGACTGTCATAGGTAAGCAGTTTCTCCGTGTATATGCGTTGCGTGCCTTGTCCCATTGCGCTGCTGCTCTTGTTGCAACATCGAAGTTCACCTTCGGGTAGATGTGCCTTGGGCCAGAGTGGTTGCCGGCACAGATGATGCGATACTCGTCTTCTTTGCCAACAGTTGTGTTGGCACTGGAGACGATAACCCTTTCGCTTTCAGCCATTTCATGCCCCCTTGAAGTTGAGCACCTGATGGAGCTCAGTCACGATCTCAACCAAGTCAGCCTGATCTGCCATCACGTCCTCGATGTCCTTGTACGAATCGGGGTGCTCATCCAGAAGCTTCTTCCCCATAGAGCTGTTCCACACCTTCCCATCCATTCTCGCAGTGAGATCCTCAACGCTCAGTTCCTTTCTCGCTCTCGTCCTTGACATCCGTCTCCCAGCACCATGGGCGCTCGAGTCGAACGATGCCTTGTTGCCGAGCCCCTTGACGATGTAGGAGTTGGTTCCCATCGATCCTGGGATGACTCCGAAGTCACCAACACGGGCACGGATCGCACCCTTGCGGGTCACCCATATGTCGCTGCGATCATGGCTGCCATCACATACTTGTATGGTATCATTCTGTGGTGACACCAAAGAAGAAACACCCAAGAAGGACAATTCCTGCAATATGCCCGATCTGTCAATCAGACTTTCGAGCGCGCCAGGTTGGCGGTAAACAGACCGTAAAAACGTGCTCGTCAAGCTGTGGGCGGAAGTTGGCGTGGCGGAGTGGTTTCTATGGCAACTACAAGGGCGGTCGGCTTCTCGTAAATGGCTACGTTCTGATTCTTCAACCAGATCATCCAAGGGTGAACAACTCAGGATATGTGCGAGAGCACTTGCTAGTAATGGAAGGGATTCTTGGTCGCCCCGTTTTGAAGTCAGAACAAGTCCACCACAAGAATGGAAACCGATCTGACAACTCTCCAGAAAACCTCGAACTCTGGTCAAAATCTCATCCTTCTGGGGTGAGGCACTCGGACTGGCATTGTCCAGGGTGTCGCTGTCAAGACAAGTAAGGCAATGTGACTCTTTCGCGGTGTAATTGTGGTGACAATTGATGCGGCGCTTCTCATATGACTGGTTGGGCCAACCAACAACGTAGGCAAGATCCTTCAGCACAGCATCCATCATCGTTTCACGATTCGCCAGTGCATAGTCCTGTGCCCAATGCAGGTCCGTCATGTACTCTGCGAATTCACGCGTGCCCTCCACGAAGTAAGCAAGGTCAGGGTCATCGAGCGTGATGAAGTACCTTTCCATCAGCCCCTTCGCTGTCTTGATGTGGCGCATCGCCAACTTGTTCCCAACACCACGAGAACCTGAGTGCAGCACCACCCACACCGTTCCTACTTGGTCGAGGCACACTTCAACGAAGTGATTGCCACTCCCGAGTGTCCCCATCTGTGCCGCGGCACGATCAGCCAGTCCGAGCTTCTGCACATTCTCGTTGTCAGCAATCAACTCATCTGCATACCCACGATTGCTGTTGTGGCCCCTCCCAACACCAGCCGGGATCGATCTCGAGATCGAGTGGTGGAGTGGCGTCAAGTCATCTGGCAGGTCCGATGCGTTGAGTGACGTTTCGACGGCGATCATGCCACAGCCAATATCCACACCAACAGCAGCCGGGATGATGGCGCCAACAGTCGGAATCACTGACCCGATCGTTGCACCCATCCCGATATGGGCATCGGGCATCAGTGCCACATGGTTGACGATGAACGGCAACTGAGCTGCTCTTGCAGCCTGGTCCAGCGTCCCATCTTCAACGTCGCTACCCCAAGACAGCAGCTTGGTTCTCATCATCCGTGGCATTACTTACCCATCCTTCTTGTCGCTCTGTCGATCATCTCCTTGTAGTACTTGGTGCGCACATCGAAGGCCTCGCCCGCCTGAGCGAGCATGAAGTACAGGATGATGAGCAGCAGCATGACCTTCTGGTACGCCTCAACATTGCTCTTGACGACTGGCCCTACGAGCGTCAGCACCACGAGGCTCGAGAGTGCGAGCCACACAAAGCTCAGTCGCATCGATCTTCGGCTTGTCATTGAACTGCCCCTTCACTTGTCGGTTACTTGTCGGTCAAATCCGTACACGTATCTGTACCCTGCCACAAACACCGACTAGACACAACCCCCTATTTCCCCCTACACTGTCAACCATGGCTGAATGGAAAACCAAGGACATCGTTGAACACGACCGAGAGATAACGCGCACGATGACCGTGCTCGAGTACCTAGACCAAACTGATGATGTCCCATGGGAGAAGATCCCTCACGAATCGATGAAGGCGTACCGAGCGTTCTGCACCTACCGTGATGCAGGCCGGCGCCGCTCGGTCACCTATCTCCGCGGCCGAGGCGTAGCAGTTGCCAACATGTGGGTCCAGGAGTACAAGTGGACCTTACGCGCTCGCCTCTTCGATGAATACACTCTTGCTTCTGAGCAGATCGAGCAGCACAAGCTCAACCAGGAGATGAAGCTCAAGCACGCCGAGCAAGCAGCCTCAGCACTCGATGGTCTCATGGCTCCGTTCATTGAATTCCAGCGCCGATCGGAACGGGACCCAGCTCAACTTGCCGACGATATGGCTGCCCTCGATGGCAAGAAGCTTCTCTCAACAATGCAGGCATCTGCTAGAGTCTTACAACCCATCATGTCTGCAGAGCGCCTCGCTCGAGACATGCCAACCGAAATGGTAGAAACGCATGTCCAAGGCCAGATCACCGTTCAAGATTCACCGGAGGCCTTAGCTAGTGTCCTCGGAGTCCTTGCTGAAACAGGTATCCTCGCTTCCCTCGTCGGAACGGGCCCGATTATTGACATTGTTGACCCCACGGACGAACAAGTGGGTCAAGATGAGCCCACACCCGAAGCAAGCCGCCTTCCTGCTAGCACCTCAGCGTGAAGTCCTCTTTGGTGGAGCTGCAGGTGGGGGCAAGATGCTGGAAGTATCTACCAGTGTCCCTACCCCAAGCGGGTTCAGGGAACTAGGGTCGATTCATCCTGGTGATCTTGTCTATGGGGTGGACGGAAAAGCGCATCTCGTTGAGTGGGAATCGCAGGTTCAGTTCGTAGGTGGTTACACAATCACGTTCGACGATGGTTCGACAGTCACGGCAAACGATGACCATTTGTGGCTTACCTATGATGTGAAGGAGCTTGTGGCACTCACGAAGCGCACGCCAGAGTACAGGGCGAGGCGACGTGCATCGAGGAAGTCTCGAGCGAAGGCGAACCCGCAGAAGGGGCTTGCCCATCAACGTCGACGCATAGAGCTCAACAAGACCGACAACCCGTCGAAACCGCAACCACCACCAACTGGCACGGCTCGCACAACACGAGAGATCGTTGACACACTCACAGTACGTAACGGCCGCGCCAATCATGCCATACCTGTAGCCCAATCACTGCAACTACCAGAGAAGAGCCTCCTCATCGATCCATACGTACTCGGTGCATGGCTAGGCGATGGGTTCACGGCTAATGGTCGCATCTGCGGCATGGATGATGCAGTCTTCGAGAATGTCAACGTCACGTACGACCCTGGATCAACAATCTATGACCCCGATAAGGGTGGCGGTGGGTACCGGGTTGCCAACTACCCACAACTCAAGTCCGACCTCGATTCCCTTGGCCTCATCGGCAACAAGCATGTCCCACATGACTACCTATGGTCATCCGAATCTCAACGCCTTGCACTTCTCCAGGGGCTCCTCGATACCGATGGCAACGTCAGCAAGGCGTCAGTCGAGTTCACGAATACCAACCAGGATCTCACTGAAGGCGTAGCTCACCTGGCGCGCTCACTTGGGATGAAGGTGACTGTGCGGACAAGAGATGCAAAGTGCAATGGCAAGAACTATGGAACTGTCTGGACGGTGAAGTTCGCTGCCAACCGTATCGTGTTCAGGATCCCACGCAAGGCCGAAGCCCAATCGATCTCGACACGCAGAACCTCGAACTTCCGCTACATCAAGTCCGTCGAGCGCATTAAACCGACTGAGATGAAGTGCCTCAAGGTCTCTTCGCCCGACTCACTCTTCCTCGTCACCGAGAACTTCATCCCGACCCACAACTCCGAAGCTGCCCTTGCCGCCTTTGCTCAATACGCCGATGTCCCTTTCTACAAGGGCATCATCTTCCGCCGCACCTTCACTGACCTCAAGCTTCCTGGCGCCCTCATGGATCGATCTCACGAATGGTGGGACAACACCGAGGCCAAGTGGAAGGCTCAGGACCATGCTTGGCAGTTCCCGTCAGGCGCTGTCCTTCAGTTCGGCTTCCTCGAGCGCGAGGCCGACAAGCTCAAGTACCAGGGCGCCAACTTCCACTACATCATGTTCGATGAGCTCACTCAGTTCACCGAGTCCCAATACACCTACCTCTTCTCTCGCCTCCGCAAGCTCACCAAGGAAGAACTCGAGAAGTTCGGGATCAGCTTCGATATCCCACTCCGCATGCGATCAGCATCGAACCCTGGTGGGCCCGGTCACGAATGGGTCAAGAAGCGCTTCATCGGCACTCCCGAGGAACCAGTCAATCACCCCAACCGCATCTTCATCTCGTCGCGCCTTGAGGACAACCCCTCGCTCGACCAGGCCGAATACGAACTCTCACTCTCCGAACTCGATCCCATCACTCGCGCCCAACTCCGGCTTGGTGACTGGACGGCCGACGCTCGAGGTGGCATGTTCAAGAAGGTTTGGTTCAACCTCAAAGAGGACAGACCTCGCCACTTCACCTACATCTGTCGGTTCTGGGATCTCGCTGCAACCGAGGCAAAGATCGGTGAGGATCCTGACTACACGGTCGGCTTGCTCTACGGCCTCGACGAGGACGGTGAGACATGGATCCTCGACATCCAGCGCCTCCGTGAGTCCTCAGCTACCGTTGAACGCACCATCAAGGCAACGGCACTCGCTGACGGCCCTGATGTCGAGATCTGGATGGAACAGGAACCGGGAGCATCGGGCAAGGCACTCATCTCTCACTACCGACGCAACATCTTGGCTGGCTACACCTTCCGGCGCTATCTCCCATCAGGCAAGAAGGATGTGCGCGCTCGTCCAGTCTCTGGCGCTGCAGAGGAAGGAACGGTGAATGTGATCTATGGTGGATGGAACCTTGCTTTCTTCGATGAGGTATCTAACTATCCCGATTCACTCCACGATGACCAGATCGATGCACTGTCTGGTGCCCATGATGTGACGCAAAAGGTGCAGAGGTTGACTGATACGAAGAAGCAAGCGAAACAGACATCGGGGTATTGACATGAAGAAGTTCAAGTGGATTCGGCTGGCGATCTCAAGTTGGACGGCCAACGATGACTGCGCAGGCAAGCACATTCGGATCAAGGCAATGTGGCTGATAGGGAAGAAGAATGGGTGGCGCATAGCGCTGATTGTCCCTGGGAAGCAAGACAACGGTCATGCATAGATCCCAACTCAAGCCATCATTCTTCGCCCTCCTTCGTTGCCACTTCCTCGGCCACTTCTACAAGTTCAGTGGCATGGAGCCACCGCACGCCCACAATGGGATGGGCTACATAGTCCACACATCATGCTTGCGTTGTGGGAAAACGAGGACTCTCGTGAATCCCGCTACTAGCATTGCAGCTAAACGAACACAGGAGTGAACGTGGGCTTGCCTATAACTGATTTGCCTCAAGGGGACCTGGCACAGCTCTCCGACGAGCAGGCCTATGCCATCATCCGTGCTGTCGTCACCGAGATGGAGTCATCCAACACGGAGATGGACGAATCCCGCGACTACTACAACGGCGAGCAGGCACTCAAGTACTCAACTACTGAGTTCAAGCGCGCCTTCGGTGATCTCTTCGATGACTTCAAAGCCAACTGGTGCGACGTTGCCATCACAGCAACTCAGAACCGCCTTGAGATGGATCGCATCGTCTTCCGTGATGGTGAACTCGGTGAGATCGATGAGGAGTCAACCTCTGCCGTCTGGAACGTGCTGCGCGACAACGAGATCGATGAACTCGAGAACGACCTCTACTCGTCTGCCATGATCGAATCGAAGGCTGCCGTCATCGTATGGCCTGGTGGCGAAGACGACGACCAAGAAGTTCTCCTCACTGTCGAGCGCGGTCAGGTCATCTTCGTTTCCTACTACGACGACAACCCACACCGGCCACAGTTCGCTGTCAAGAAGTGGCGCACATCCCTTGGCGAGGTCTTCGTCACCCTCTACACCGAGAGCTTCGTCTACAAGTACAAGGTACCCCAGCAGTTCGTTGACTTCTCATCGGACATCTTCAATCAGTCCACATTCGATACCTCAGGCTGGGAGAAGCGGGAACTTCCCGATGAGGAATGGCCGCTTGCCAATCCATTTGATCGTATCCCGATCGTCGAGTTCCGTGCTCGCAAGAACCGCTCCGAGCTCAAGAACATCATCCCGATCCAGGATGCAATCAACAAGACCATCATCAACATGATGGTGGCTGGCGAGTACGCATCACACACCCAAACCTACATCATCTCGTCCAACGAGGAGCCAAAGGGTGGGTGGAAGAAGCGCCCGGGTGGCGTGTGGCAGATCCAGCCCGAGGTTGACCTTGATGGCAAGGCACTCCCAACAACGGTTGGCTCGCTTGACTCTGAAGACCCATCCAACTTCATTCAGATCATCGAGCACTTCCTTGCAGAGTTCTCAAACCTCTCATCCACTCCTGGCTACTACATCTTCAACTCCAACTCTCAATCCGGCCGCGGCGATGCACCATCCGGTGACTCACTCAAGGTGTCTGAGACCACCCTCATCAAGAAGGTGGAGAACTACCAACAGCGCTTTGACCATCGTTGGATCAGAGTGGCCAAGCTCATCCTCGAGGCTCTCGGCAAGCGCCGCGTACCTGAATATGCTGAGGTCAACTGGACCAACCCACAGAAGCACTTCATGGGGATGATCCTTGAAGAGGGCCGTAAGATGATCGCTGAGCTCGATCTCCCACATGAATACGCATGGGCACATATCGGCCTATCAGAGGCTCAAATCCGCGATGCCAAGCGCGAGATGGAACAGCGCAAAGAGGAAGAGTTCAAGCGCGAGCAGGCCATGAAAGCCCCCACTGCTGCTGATGGCTCAGCCGACTCATCCACCACCCGCTCAACCGAAGATCAGATGAAGAACGGCTCCACGCCAAACAACACCTGACCTCCATGGTTACTATTGGTGCGCGTAACTAACCACATATGCGTATACTCAAAATCGCCTGTTCGATAAACCGAACAGTTGGTAAATCACATCACTGTGGTTTACCATGGCAACAGCTAGAGCGTGCAACTAGAACAACACGCATGGAAGCCTGATCGGCAAGCAGGCACCGAATGGAGGTTCGGATGAATGGATGGCCTTTCGCCCTCTGGGGTGGAGACGGTTCAGATGATGGTGATACCGGTGATGGTGCTGGTGATGACGGCGATAAGGGTAAAGGCCCTGACGACGACGACACTGGTAGCGATGAATCGGTATCGATGACCAAGAAGGATCTCGAGGCTACGATCGCAAAGGCGGTCTCTCGAGCTACTCGCAAGGACAGGAAGTCCCAGCGCGAATCCCTCGGATTCGAATCGCAGGAGGCCCTGGCCGAGTTCGTGAAGGCAGCCAAGGAAGCTGAAGACACGAGCAAGAGTGAGGCTGAACGAGCAGCCGCCGAGCTGGAAGCAGCAAGGCTCAAGCTATCGGCCGACGAAACGTCCCTTGGTCAGCAGCGCATCGACTTAACAGTCGAGCGTGCAGTCATTATGACCGGCATCACCGACGAGGCCACCGTCAAGCGGATTCGAACGCTTGTTCGTTCTGAGCTTGGTGACGACTTTGATGCTGACTCACTCGCTGAGGAAGTAGCAGATGCACTGGATGCGGTCAAGACCGATATCCCGGCGCTGTTCGACTCGCAGAAGAAGTCCTCGGGATCCGGGGATGGCGGGAAGGGCAACGTCAAGCCAGACACAGACGAGGAAGCCGAGAAGAAGCAGCTCGAGAAGTACCGTGTGGAATACGAACGCAAGTACGGAACCGTCACGGTAGGCCAGTAAGCAACCAAGGAGATCCTGAATATGTCGAGACCCGACAAGATCACAGGTCGATTCCGCGGTGTTGTGGCACAGGCGACTGCTATCGCCGGAGTCTTCGGACCCGCTGGTAGTGAGGACCTCGCTCTCGTGAAGATCGACGGCAGTGGAGAGCTCGTTCTGGCTACCCAGGGCGAAGCAGTCGGCGTCATCGTGACGACCGAAGGCAAGGCAAGCTCCAGTGTTGCGAACTTCCGAACGGCAGCAGCAGGTTCAGTCGTCACGGTGTACACGCATTGTGAGATCGTAGATGACGGTGCAACCGTTGGCGACGAGTACTGGTCCACTGCGGCCGGCGATGTCGTGACCGTCGTACCTGGCGCCACACCAGTCCAGAAGGTTGGCGTCGTCCTCAACAACGATGCAGCCAAGGGTGGCACACGCACCCTGTTCAACATCGTTCCGTACAGCTTCTAGGAAGGGAGTCAACATGAGTGAAAACGCAGTGGCTTCTTTTGATGAAGCTCTCGAACGGTTCACGGCCCTCTACGGCCCTGTTCCCAAGCACATCTCCGGGATGGCCCCGTTCCTCTTTGGTGCAGACGATGCACCAGGTGGTTATCACCAGCGCTCTGACGTTGGTGAACGGTCGACTGTCGACGGAACCCCCCTCGAGACCCTCTGGGATGAGTTCCGTACTCGCCTGAGTGTCTTCAACCAACAGCACTCTCTGTGGGTCGGTACCTTCGGGTCTCCCGTCACGCAGACCACCATGCGTGTTGCGATTCCGCGTCGGGCGAAGATGGAAAGGGCGACCGAGTTCGGCCAGCCTTCCCTGATCCGCACCGAGCGTGTGGCGCGAGCGTTCTACCTTGACCATTGGGATATCGGTATCGGCTTCACCCAGGAGTTCCTGGATGATGCAACCGACGCCGAGATCCAGGCCAACCGTCTCCTCGTCGAGGAAGCATGGATGTCCCGTCAGCGTCAGAACGTCCTCGAGCTGCTCATGCGGAGTTCGAACTTCACTGATCCCAAGGAAGGGCTCGCTGTCAAGCGGCTCTACAACGGTGATGGCGAAGTTCCACCGGAGTACGACATCTACACGTTCGCCGGTTCGCACACCCACTACCTGACGACTGCTGGTGCAGCGCTCGTCGAGGCTGACCTCACGACCATCGAGGATGACCTCATCTCTCATGGCTATGGGGACAACAGCGCTGGTGGTGCTGGTGGCGAGCTCCTGCTCTTTGCTCCACGAGACCTCGTGGCGAAGATCCGGACGTTCACCTCGTTCATCCCTGCGGCTACTTCTCAGATCGCTGAGATCCTGCCGAACAGTGGTGTGATCGTTGGTAACCGTCCAACGGGTGCAGGTTGGAAGATCGAAGGAACCCTTGGCAAGCTGGCGATCATCGAATCGACAGCAATCCCTGCAGGCAACCTTGTGGCAACCACCACAGCCGGTCAGCTTGCTCCTGGGAACGTCCTGGGCATCCGTCAGCACACCAACCCATCAGTGAGAGGCCTTCGCCTCAATCCTGGGCGCAATGACTATCCACTCCTCGACTCCTTCTACGACGGCTACATTGGTGGCGGCGTGAAGCATCGTGGTGCGGCTCTGATCATGCAGGAAACTGCAGGCGCATACACCGATCCGGTCTAGGAAACTAGACCCTGAACAATGAGAGAGCGGCAGGAAGGTACCCCTGCCGCTCTCTTTGCGTTATGGTTATCAACGAGCACCGAAGATCGAAACCGAAAGGGATCCATATGAGAGACATCTGGAACGACAATGACTACACCAACGATCAGGTAGAAGCCCTCGTCAAGGCCAACCGCGAGTATCGCACCGGTGGTGAGCCACAGAAGGCGCAGATCCTTGCCATGCAGGTCGAGCAGGGCCTCCCCTTCGACCAGATCAAGCTCCCAGGCGATGTGTCTGATGCTCGAGCGCGCCGGCTTGCCCTCCGTCCTGAGACAACTGTTGACCCCAGCCTCCTCGATGTTCCACCGCGTCACGGCAAGGGTTCAGGCCAGACTGTCTGGCAGGAGTTCGCCACCCTCGTCTCCACGATGGATGAAGAGGTCATCGATCAGTTCACTCGTGACGAGATCATCCAGATCCTCATTGACCGCGACATCATCGATGGTGACAAGACGGCGGCTGAAGATGACCTTGACAGAGCGATTGCCGCTAAGGACATCGTTCATGTTGATGAACCTGAGCTCGACGTTGCTGATGGCATTGTTGATGATGACGGCAGCAACGAAGTTGAAAGTAACCTCAACGAAGCAGGTTGACGTCAATTGATGGCAACTGCCCCAAACTTGGGGTAACATAGCGATGCGTCAAAGAATCAATGTCCGGGCAAGGAGACGATGAGATGAGCCAAAGTACTGACAAGATGGGTGTTCGCGATTCGGTCACTGCCGAACTTGGGCATCTCACCTCAATCCCGAACCGTGGCGAATTCATCGCGGAGAAGAACCGTGTTCGTGTGAACGTTCATGCGGTGTTGACGGGTCCGGATGGTGAGATCAAGTATGAGTCGTGGGGTGAGAACCTTGTCACCGATCATGGCGACAACTTCATGGCTGCCCGTCTCTACGACAACGCACAGAACATCGTCACCGGGATGCGGTTGGGTACAGGTGCTACCGCTGTCGCGAAGTCTGGCGCCGGTGCAGTCATCGTCACCTACATCGCTGCATCCCAACAGGCACTTGATGCTGCTGCGACTGATGCAACGAAGGGTGCCGGTCTTGGCTGGAGAACCACCTACCTCACGACCTACATTGCAGGCGACGTAACGAACGCTGCGATCGCTGAAGTCGTGCTCACGGACGAAACACCGCTCACTGACGTTGCCGGTGCAGTCGCGAACACTGTCGCGAGGCATGTGTTCCCTGCAACGATCGACAAGCAGGTCGGGGACTCGCTGGCAGTGACATGGCAGATCGACGTTCTTGGGTCATAAGGGGCTGTAGATGCCATTTACGATCCCAAACGAGGCTGATGCCGGTGCCGCTGACCAGGCTGAACCTGACTCCGTAGACTTCGACATCCTGGCGTTCGGTGCGAAAGCTACTGGTGTCGTTGACGGGTGTGCCGTGACAGCACAGGGTGTGCCGGATATGACGGTTGCGGTCGCTGCTGGTTCCGTGTCGATCGCTGGGCGTCAGGTAGCTGTCGCTGCTGCAGATGGGACAATCACGGCTGCCGACGGGACGAACCCACGATTTGATCTCGTGTCTATCAACACGGCAGGCACGATCGTCGTGACGGTAGGTACGGCGGCTGCTTCACCGGTGTTCCCTGCCCACCCTGCGAACGTCGTGGTGCTGGCTGCTGTGTATGTCCCCGCATCAGATACTGCGATTGGTGCGACACAGATCATCGACAAGCGGATGATGCTTGCATCAACAAACTTCAATCGTTTCGTTGACGGGAAGTATTACGCATTCGGGCAGGGCCAATCAACACAATCGACAGGCACGGTGACATTCCAAAACGTGTTGCTGTGTTGGCCGCTATGGATACCGCAAGCCGTGTCGATCGACGGATGTTTCTTCTACAACAATGCGATCACGACTGGTCTACTAAGAGTCGGACTGTACTCGTCTGGTGCTGACGGGCTTCCGGAGACGGTACTTGCCGATTCGGGTGACATTGATGTTGCAACAGTCGGGTACAAGACGGGTGCATGGACAGCCGTAACTGTTGGCCCTGGTCTTGTGTGGGGAGCAATCAACACGAATGACGCAGCAACCGCAGTTAGGGTGTGGGGTTCCGTAGATTCCCTTCCCGATATTGGGTCTGTAGCCTCTACCAATACGATGTACAGGGCATACAGCGCCGCCCAAACGTATGCAGCGTTTATAGGCAATCCGGTAGTTATCGGAACGACGACGAGAAACGCTCCGATGGTCAGGTTCAAGGTGATGATATGAGTTGGCGTGTAGAGAACTATCGTGACGGGGTGCTCGTCGATACTGAGGAACTGATCGACATTGCCGGAGCCATCACCTATCGCCGCACCGTGTTAGGGTCTGTCGTTGAGGAACGGCCAGCCACCACCGAGGAACGGGCAGTCTACACAGACGAAGTGCGGCAGCAACGCATCGACATTCTCGGCACCGACTTCACGAACGGCATCAAGACACTCCGCAAATGGTCAACTCAGGCACAAGCAACGACCGTCACGAAGACCAACGCTATCGCAATTCTACAGGTCATGGTCGATAGGCAGGGTGTGTTCTTCGACCGTTTCGCAGACCTCCTCGTCCTGCTCGGCCAGGCCGACATAGACGACTTCGACTGATAGCCGATGGCTGTCTTCACACTCCGCAAAGCAGCGGGCGGTTCAACTGTCCGTGGCGGAGATACACTTCAAGGTGTCTCTGGTGGCGTCAACTACACGCGTACCGTCACCGATGCTGTCGGAGTCACAGATGCTACCTCACGCATTGCTCCTGCCTCCCGCACTGCAACCGAGTCTGCCAACGTCACCGATACAACTTCAGCAGCCAAGTCCTCCCAGGCAACGGCAACCGAACCGGTCGCGGTCACTGACTCTGTTTCCGTCGTCCTGACACGCACTGCATCAATCACTGACCCTGTTGGCGTGACTGACGCGATTACAGCAGTCAAGTCCGCTGCCGCAACTATCACGGAACCGATCACAACAACCGATGCTGTCTCCACAGCCAAGACCATCTCTGAAACGATCACTGATTCCGTATCGGTCACTGATGTAACCGCATTCTCCAAGTCCGGCGACAAGGCTGAGACGATTACTGAAGCTGTCGGTGTCACGGATACGGTGTCCCGTGTCGCTCCCGCTGTCCGTACTGTCACTGAAGCAGCATCGGTCACTGACTCGACTTCAACAGCGAAGACCATCGTCGTCACAGTCACGGAAGCCGTCAGCATCATCGATGCAACCAGTGCGCCAAAACTCAGCTCGGTCACCATAATCGAACCGGTCTCAACAACTGACATCATCTCAAGAACCCGATCAGTGTTCAGGGTGATCAATGAGCCCATCTTGGTGACTGACTCGCCATCCCGTATTGCAACTGCAGTGCGTACCATCACGGATCCTGTTGTCATAACCGACTCGACAACCAAGGCCCTATCCGTCACGGGCCTGATCACCTGTGTTGGGTTCCAACGTCATCCAAATCCATCGCTGGCACGCAATCCTGACAATGCCGGTACGCGCACACCGCCCCAAGGTGGCTGCTCATCTCCATAACCTCTCCATAACCGATGCCAATCACTCTCAATGAATGGCTACTCGTCAACTACAATCCAACCATGTAGACTGGCGTAAAAGCAGAAAGGAATCGCATCATGGCATTGGCTCAAGCGGTAATTGACCTCATACGTGATGAGATTGGTGACATCGAAACGAACGAAGTTGATTTCGTTGACAACGACACAGATCTTCCAGGTGTTCCACCTGCACTCGGCTCCCTCGAGGGCATCTACACGGACACTGCTCGAGGCAACTTCTCCCCACTTGGCACTGCACTCATTGTCTACCGCCGTCGCCTCCACAACCATCGCAACCGAGCTTTCGACATATCAAAGGAAGGCAACTGGATCGCTCGATCACAGAAGACACGTTTCCTTGCCGGCCGCATCAAGGAGCTCGAGGCGCTCACAGGCGCCGGCAAGCGATCCAAGAACATGGCAATCATATCCGATGCTGAGCTCGACACGATTGCATCAGCGTAATGGCGGTACCCGACATGCCCGAACACCAATCACTCAAGTTCTCGGATGGCATCATGATCAGCGGATCTAACTGCGACATCGAGGGCATCGGTCACTCAAAGACCAACATCATCCTTGCCTATGACTTCAAGGGCACTGTAGCTTGCATCTGTTCGCGTCCTTGGTGCCACGAGGTCATCAACACGATTGCAGTCGACGATCTCACCTCTACCGAATACGATGAGCTCATGTCGCTCCTTCACTCGCTCTCTGAGCCAGACTGAACGTGAATCAACGAGCCCTTACCAACCTCGAGGCCCACTTCCACGATGAACCTGACTACGAGTGCGTAGGCCTCCTCCTCGCTGACGGCTCAACCATTCGTCTCAAGAACCAAGCTCGATCACGCAAGCGCTTCTTCGTCAACCCCGTTCAGTTTGCTGGCCTCGACATCCACCCAACCAACAATCCCATTGCTGCCCTCTACCACTCACACCTCGACACACCACCTGCACCATCGGGTGAAGACCGCCGCATGATGCGCTATCTTGTCACGGTCTGGCCGAACGTCTACCACATCATCCTCTCACCGAGCGGCCACATGGGGTACCATGTAGTCGATGACGGCGTTATCGAGAGGAAAGATCTACCGTGGCTATCGAAACCGGATCCCTGACAGATGCAGAGCTTGATGCTGTCCGGCTCGACAATGAATACGAGATGGAAGACACCTGTCGCATCTATGAAGTCACAACCAAGGGATCCCTTCAGCCTGATGGCACGATGACGCCTGATGTAGAGGCAACCGTCTACACGGGCAAATGCTCGATCTCACCTATCATTGCACGCCGTGATCGCTTTGATGAGTTCGGCCAAGGCCTCGTCTACTCAGTCCAGTACCGGCTCACCGTCCCCTACACAGTCGTCGGTGTCCGCATCACTCACCGCGTCACCATGGTTACCACCCGCGACCCCGACTTTGTCGGCCGTGACTTCGAGGTCCGTGACGTTCACCGCACCACAGACATCTCGCAACGCCGCATCACACTCCACGATCTCGATAGGTAGCCACCCCATATGGCACGACGACCACCCCGCTCCTCGATGGTCTCACCGCGTGGTAGCGGTGGTGCTGTCGTTGCTGTTCCGAAGCCAGGCACGAGCGTCCAGTGGAACGTGTTCAGGTCGCCATCGATGGATCGCATCAATGGGCTTCCCGGGAATCGTAAGTCACCGAAGTTCTCTCGAGCAGACCTCAAGAGCGGCAAGTACCAGGTCTTCCGTAAGTTCGGCGGTGCCTACCATGTAGAGATCCAGCTCATCGGCTGGCGTACGTTGATCATCGATCAGCATGCTGTTGCATCACTCGTCACATCCCTTGCTACTCAAGTGACACAACTGGCCGGCGAGCTCGCTCGCGACTCAGCCATTCGCGACTCAACCTTCCAGGACCGGACTGGCGAGACCCGTCGCTCCATGCTCAAGGACCCTGCGATGATCCGTGAAGGCGATGACATCATCGCTGAAATGGGGCCTACCACCTTCTATGCACCCTTCCTCGAGTTCGGCTGGGTCAAGAACGGCACACCCTATGCCTTCCCCTTCATGATCCCGGCACTCGATAAGCACACCATTGACTTCATCAACGGACACATCGATGTCATGGGGATCGTGGCAGGCGAACGCCCTTACGTACTGCGCGGAGCCATGGGCCGAGACAGACGCATCACCTCAACGATGTCCAGGGCTCGCAACTTCCTCTACACCCAAGAGAAGGCCCTCGGTGACATTGCTGTCCTCACTGGCTCATCCTTCATTGGTCCAGTGCGTTCGATCATGCTGATGATGGCCAAGCAGCTTGGTGACCTTTCAGCATCGATGAATGGAACCGTTGCATCTCGCATCTCGACTCGCATCTCGGGACGTATCACCGGCCGTGGTCTTGGTTACGTCAACACGGTTGTCGTTTCAAGAACGTACTCAGGAAGCCCAGGCGGAAGCTCTGGCGTTGGTTCCCGCGTCTACAACCGTGTTGCAGGTAGAGTTACTGCACCACTTGCTCGAGGGGGCATCTAGTGCCAAGAACCGTAGTCCTGCTCAACGACCACCTCACAGCCATAGTCACGCGTCTCACATCAACCATGACGGCCCTTGCCTCACCCGTGTACGTTGGCTATGGCGAACGTCCTGTAAACCCAGCAACGAAGCAGCACTATCCACCACCCTACCTTGTTGTCTCATACCTCCCTGGCGGCACGCTTGATGGCTCTCTCAGCGATTCACAGGCAGATGTGGCCATCCGGATCCTGATCAACTCGATGGGCAACTCGGCTCAAGAGGCAACCATCGTGCGCGATATCGCCCATGCCGACATGATGGATAAGTCAAACTTCACCATCACCAATCGCAAGATCCGCAACCTATCTCTCGAGATCCCCTCTGATGGAACCTACAGAGATGATGATGCACCTACACCGATCTTCTATACTCGTCAGATATACATCCTCGACACCACTCCCACATAGGAGGAACCCATGACAGACTTCGTAGCCATGTTCCACGAGGAGCTCGACACTATCTACAAGTGCCCTGAGGCTGCCGTATCCCATTACGAGGATCGTGGCTGGGTTCGTGTAGACTCCGTTGAGCCAGAGTTTCCCGTTGCAAATGATGACGGGGAAATTGATTGGGAAGATACGGGTGATGCCGTAGACTCCCAGCAAGAAGCTTCGAACCAGGAGGATGACTGATGTCCAGAACTATTGCCGATGGTGAAGTCCTTATCAACTTCGCCCCCGCCATTGCCAACACGGCGGCGCCAACCGTTGCGGAACTCGCTGCAGGCACGGATGTGACTCCGTTCCTCTCGACGATCGATACCCCGCTTGACGGCGATGCTGTCGATTCGTCTGACCTTGCCTCCGCATTCAACAAGACTGTGGCCGGCACGTACGGTGGAAACATCTCCGCTGAGATGTACCGCGATGACACCACCGACACTGCATGGACGACCTTTGACCGCAACGTCGAGGGCTACTTCGTCATCCGGCGCTTCGGTGGTTCCGGAACTGCTTGGGCTGTGGCTGATTCGGCCGAGGTCTATCACGTTCGCATCATCACGAAGTCGCCAGGTACCCTTGATCGGAACAACGTCCAGATGTTCTCGGTTGACGCTGCCGTCCTCGACGAGCCCGTGCTCACAGCAGTAGTCGCCTAAGCGACGAAACTCCTGGTACACAAAGAGCTACCAGTAGGTTACGATGCCTACTGGTAGCTTCTTTGCGTTGCTACAAGTCACCTACGAAGGGATCGAACCATGGGGCAGAAGTTCACGAGCGATTCACCATCCATCCAAGAGATCATGAGGCTGAAGAACAAGCACACGGTCTCGATCGACATCCTCTATGATGCAACGCTTGCAGCGCGCATCAAGGATCTCGAGCGCCAGCTTATGATCGAGATGCGCATCGATGTCAAGGAGAACCGCACCCCCAAGGCCCCGGACATCAAGAAGCAGATCGAAGAGCTCACCGACGAAGCGATCGCCAAGACCGTCAAGTTCACCTTCGAGGACCTCGGTCGCAAGCGATTTGAGGATCTCTGGAAAACCTGCCCTCCAACTGATGAGCAGCGCGAGAAGGGCTATGAATGGAACCCCGATGAGTTCGGTCCAGTCATCATTGCTGCATCGTGCATCAAGGCTGGGTCGTCTGATGGGCTGACCCTCGAGGAAGCCACCGAGATCTACAATGGCTGGTCAACGGCCGAAGCAGAGATGCTTGTCATGACGGCGGTGAACGCCAACATGGGGGCGACTTCCGTCCCTTTCTCCGGGATCGGTACCGAAGATCCACCAAGTTCAGGATTGAGCTTGATTACTGCGCCGATCGAGGAATCCCCTACTCCCACTTCATAGGTGGACCACTCGAGTGGACTGAAGATGATCGATCGATGGTCATGGCTTGGACCATTGAGAAGTCGCTTCGTTGCCCTGACTGCAACACCTACTACGAGGTATGGGATGAGGACAAGGGTGGCCATCGTCATGCCTACTTCCCTAAGGTCCAGTACTGCATGGGATGCAAGGCGAAAGAGGATGCGTACTCAGCGATTCGCGAGAACCACAAGGACAATGACAGTGCCACCCATGGGATCCAGATGAACCTCACGCTCAATGAGGCAGCTCCTGGGTTGCGTTCGCCCCTGAACCACAAACCTATTCAGCACAACTAGCCCTTCTTGGGCTATCCTGTGCCCAATGGCTGACAAAACTGTAGTAGTTCGATATATAGCGCGCGGTGCAAGCCAGGTTGGCGCTCAGGCACTTGCTGTTGCTCGATCTCACACTACAGCGGCTCAACAGATGGCTCGAGCCGGTGAACAGGTTGCCGCAAAGTCACGTTCCATAGCTGGCGTTGCTGCATTCGCCGGCAAGGCTGTTCTTGTCGGCCTTGGTGCTGCATTTGCCGTCTCAGCCAAGGCAGCTATCGACTTCGAATCTGCAATGGCCGGTGTCTACAAGACCCTTGGTGACACAGCCACCGATCAACAGATCGTTGCCCTCGGTGATGCCCTTCGCGACATGTCGCTTGTCACTCCCGTCAACGTCAATGACCTGGCTGAGATCGCTGAGCTCGGTGGTCAGCTTGGTGTTGGCATCCAGGACATGGAGAAGTTCGTCAAGACCATTGCTGCGCTTGACGTCTCAACCAACCTGAACTTCGATGATGCAGCAAAGGGGCTTGCACGGTTCTCGAACATCCTCCAGCTCCCCATCTCGGACGTAGACAAGCTCGGTAACGTCATCGTGGACCTGGGTAACAACCTGGCTACGACCGAATCCGAGATCCTCACGTTCGCCCTTCGCCTTGCACCTATTGGCAAGACCATTGGAGCAACCGAAGAGCAGATCCTCGGCATCTCAGCAGCCTTCTCGTCTCTTGGTATACCTGCCGAGCGTGGCGCCACTGCACTCCAGCGTTCGTTCCTTGACATCGAGAAGGCAGTCGACTCCGGTGGTCCCAAGCTGCTCAAGTTCGCTCAAGCTGCCGGCATGTCTACTGAGGAATTCATCAAGCTCGATGCCATCGGCCGCTTCACTGCATTCACCGAGGGCCTTCGTCGCATCCAGGACGAGGGTGGATCGGCCCTCACGACGCTCAAGAACCTCAAGATCAACCAGCAGCGCACGATCCAGGTCCTCCTTGCTGCTGCCGGCGCTGGTGACTTGCTCTCCCTCTCACTCGAGCGGGCAAACACTGCTGGTGACAATGGCAATGCAATGTGGGAAGAAGCTGCCAGGCGTTATGGGACAACTGAGTCACAGATCCGCCTGATGGCCAATGCATTCAACGACCTGCGCATTGAGCTTGGCGCCGGGATGATCCCATTCATCAGGGAGATACTTGGTTGGATGAAGGACCTCTTCATGTCAATGAAGGACAATGCCGACACGATCAAGGTATTCGCCAAGGCACTTCTCTTGATCGTCGGAGCCAAGGGTCTTCTTGGCCTGGGCGTCTCGATATTCAAGGCCGTAGATGCATTGAAAGCAATGAAAGCTGCATGGGCCTCATCGATGCTCATGGGTGGCGGCATCACGCGTCAGCTTACTGGCGTCTCAACGGCCCTTGGTGGGCTAGTAGGCGTACTCGGCGTGGCAGTGATTGCCTTCACTGCATACACAGCATGGCAGGCACGCTCGGCACGCAAGGCTCGCATCCTCAGGGAACAGGTTGAAGGGCTCAATGATGCGATCGATGCTGGGTCGTCAGTCGAATCAACCCTTGCTGACTTCATTGGTGAGTCCTTGGGTGAAAGTGACAAGTTGCTCGAGTTCTTCCGCTTTGCAGGGATTGGAACGCGTGAGCTTGCAGTTGCAGTGAGTGACCTCGATGGAACGGGCATGGAGGACCTCATTGCACGGATGGTTGAGTACAAGAGTGCAACCGAAGATGCGTTCTTCGAGACGGACACCATCACAGAAGAACAGATGAAGAGCACCAGGATGCTGGGTCAGGCGATCTCCTTTGTTGGTGACATGAGGGTCATTGCAACCGAACGGCAGATCGACGCTGACAGGCGCCTCACCGATGAGCTGCTGAACCAAGATGCAGCAACACAGCGACTCATTGCTCAGGCACGCCAGCTCTTCAAGGCCTACGAGGCACCAAAGCGGAAGATCTCATTCCTTGATGCTGTGTATGGAGGATCCAAGGAAGCTGTGAAGGCATGGGAGGATTTCGTCAAGGACTCCGACGAAGCCCTTGACCAGTACGGCAAGAACGTCATCGATGCATTTGACAATGCGCGCGATGCGATCACGAGCGGAATGGGTGCTTGGGACGAGTACAGCGGTGCCGTGAAACTGAACCTGACAAAGGCACGCAAGGCCATGAAGCTGCGCCTCAAGGATGCTGTTGAGTGGAACGAAACGCTCAAGACACTCATTGCATCCGGTGCAACATCTGAGACCATCACATTTTTTGAGAACTACTCCCTCGAGGAGAAGGCTGCCCTCACATCACTGCTCAAGGAAAGTCCAGAAGAGTTCTTCAAGTATGTCGGCCAGTGGGAAGATTTCATCGACGACATCAACTCAACCGTAGAAGACAACCTCAGGATACGCGGGATCTTCAAGCAGAAGATGGATGAGTTCGTGATCGAGATGATTGCTGGTGCTCGCAAGCTTGAGGATACGGGTACAAGTGCTTGGGAGGGGTTCGTTACCCAGACATTCGAGGAACTCGCCAAGCTTCCTATCGGCGGGAAGAAGCTGATGATCGAGACGATACGCGCCATGGGTGACTCGGGTGTGCTGGCCGATATGTTCGGTGTTGGGCAGAACGTCATCGATGCCCTCATCAAGGGCATGATTGCTATGCGCGGACCGCTGATAGGTGCCATGGGTGGTCTTGCCGATGTGACGATGACAACAGCTAACGGGAAATTCGAGATCACTTCCCCATCCAAGGTCTTCATGGGCATCGGTGAGAACGTCACCAAGGGCCTGATGCTCGGCATGGAGAAGGGTATGAACCTCGACCAGTATGACAACTTCATTGGCGGGTTCAGAAAGTCGGCTTTCGGTGGCGGCAATGGCGCTCCAACCACAGTCAACAACTCGAGCTCGCAAGCAACGACAGTGGTTGTCCAGGATGCGAACTATCGTGACCTACGTTCAGACATCTCAGCCGGCTTGATCGCTGGTGGGGTGAACCGTCAAGTAGAGGTGTTGGTGAAACGATGAGCTGGGATGTTGCCTACAAAGCTGGACCACCAGGAGGTGCGCTCTCCACCATCCTGGACTACGCCACCATGGTGCGCATCACCAATGAGTGGTCACTTGGGTACCGCGGGTCCGATCCCATGTCACAGTACAAGCATGGGGAAGAGTCCTCACCACGCAAGTTCATGCCATCAGCGAACTTCAACATCGAATGCACACTGCGCGACACCAACGCTGCAGGGCTCATCGTTCATGCTGACGGAGCCCCTGGCCATCGCCTTGAGAACTTCTCAACCCTCAAGCAGCTATTCGCCGGCACGCAAGGCAAACTCGTCCGCATTGAGCGCACCATGCCTGATACCGGCACCACCTACATCGATTGCTGGCAAGTTGGCGTTGCAATGCCAACACAGAACCGCATGACATACTCGTGGCCGATGCGCGCGCCGAGACCGTTCTGGATAGGAGCAGCCGACCTCCTCAATGCAACACCGGTCTTCACCATTGCAGGTGATGCACCGATCGATGATGCAGTCCTTGACTTCACTGGTGGCTCAACCGACTCGCGCCTCACTCACAGCCCAACAGGTGATTGGATCGAAATCGCCGGCGTGCTCCCTGCTGGTGGTGTGCGTGTTGATATCGGAGCCGGTACCTGTGTCAAGATCACAGGCGGTGCGGACTACTCGAACAACCTACGCGTGTTGACTCCATGGTGGATGGAGCTTGACCCTGGTGCAAACAGCGTTGTGGTGAGCCAGTCTGCCGGAGTCGCTGTCGTTACTGCCGACTGGTACACAAAGTGGCGGTGATCTGAACCATGACTGCCATCAGATACGAAGTGTGGACGAGACAGGAGTCCGGTTCGTTCACGCGCAAGTTCCCTATCCGCGGAGAGGTCTCTGCATCATTCCAAACGGACCTGTTCGGGCGTGCGACGCTATCTCTCCCCGTCAACCATGCACGGCTTGACGACCTGCTCTACATCGACAAGTCCAACCGCGCCCTCGACAACGCATCCGTCATACGCGCCTACATCGGTACCACCCCTATCTATGACTTCTACGTTGAATCACTTGACATGAACTTCACCGATACAGGCTCGAGGACAGCGATAGTTGAGGGCGGTAGTCGCGGCACATGCCTGGATCGAGTGTCAGTCCGGCAGTACGACTGGAACGTGAAGCCTTCTATCGATCCCGATTGGGAGTATGGGGTCGGTGGGAGCAACGGTCTTGTTAACCCAGGCTTCGAGGATTGGGACTGGAATGGTGACGCAGAATCCGGTGCCATCACGCCGTGGAAAGACACACCGAACGATTCGATATTCGACACACCCGCCGTGTCCCTCATCGTGCAGTCAACCGATGTGTTCGCAGGGACCTATGCCTTCGAGGTCGACCCGTCAACAGTCCACTCTGGGATGCAATCACCACCGATCAAGGTTGAAGGCGGTAAGCAGTACGTCTTTACAGCGAAACTGAAGGACCCCGCCGCTTCCGGCGATCGTTACACGATGTACGTCAAGATGGGCGATGGGTCGGTTCTGAATGTTGGGGCCGCTGTCTGGTCCGGATATGGGATTGCAGAACTCGCAGGCGCAGCATATGAGGCCGGTGCGTCGGACGGTACGTGGCAGAACTTGACCTTGACGATCACGTTTGGGTCAGACGTAACGGAGACAACGATTTCGATCATTTACGACGACCATGTTGGTGGTGTCGGCGGGCTGTTCCGTGTCGACAACATTACGATCTCTGGACCTGGTATCGGGTTGGATCCATGGGAAGCGGTTGGCTACTTCGATACGTTCGAGTTGAATTCAACGATCAAGCGCAATGGTGCGAACTCGCTGCAATTGAAGGTCAATGCAGCGTCACCGCTCGGCGGGTCCGGAGTACGTGAGAAAGTCGAAGGCCTGATCATTGGCAAAACCTACACTTGGGGTGGCTGGTTCCAGCATGACGGGGCAGGAAATGAACCGATTCGCATCGTCGCGAAACGCCCAGCAGGGTCCTATGTTGGGCAGTCACTCACCCAAATCCCTACGGGCGTCGTCAACTGGACGTTCGCCTATGTCACTTTCGTAGCAGACACAACCGAGCTGTGGCTTGACTTCCGGTACGACGCTGCCGGCGCATCACCAAACATCTACTTCGAGGATGCATCATTCACGAACAGCCTTCCTGCTGCAACGGTCGGCAAGATACTCAATGACCTTCTCGATGATGCTGGCATCAACCATGTAGCCGACAGCCGCACCGCATTGGCATGGTTGTCTCGCACCTTCACCGATACCTTGGATTCCTCCGGCGTTGCCTGGGACCAAGACATCGATATCCGCATTCGACGGGGAGTCACTTACCGCTCTGTGATCGAGACCATGGAAGGCATGGGGTACGAGTTCTCCATCGATGTCAATCCGGCTGACGAAACCGATTGGCGCCTCAATGCCTACAACCCGGGGAACATGGGCACTGACCACTCTGTACTCGATGGTCCAGCAATCCTTTCCCGCCCAGGCTTAATGGCTGCTGGACCATTCATCCGTCGCGAGCCCGTCTCAACCTACACCATGGTTGAGGGTGACAACTTCTATTGGGAGGAGTACCGCGACACAGCAATCGAAACGAATTGGGGTGAGCTCGAGACCTACCTTGGATCCCCTGATTCATTGTCAGGAGTACTGCTCAAGCATGCCACCGAGATCGTTACGTCCGATGCAAGTGAGTCGCTCATCTTGTCGTTCGCCGGCCACCTTCTCACCCCCGGTATCAACTACGACGTTGGCGACACTATTCGCATCACACTTGGCGACATGTACTACCCTTCATCGAAGTTCAGGGTTGCAGCAATCTCGGTGAGCGACAATGAGATAGAGCCACAGTTCCAAGTCGAATTCCAACCGGTGTAAGCGGGCGCACATGACAATCAAACGAAGACGATACGACAAGGAGTCGTCGCAAGCTGCCGGGTTGGACTACCTGTTGCGGAGAATCGACCGGCTCACTACGGAACCATTGACGAGCGCAAAAGCGACGGGCGGCTACACGTTTACCGGCCCGATCGAACCGACATTTCTTGTCGCATCGGTTGATGCACGGTCTGCCATACGCGACGTTGCAGACTTCGTATGTGACGGTGTGAACGACGAGGAAGAAATCCAGTATGCGTTGGACCTTCTCAAATTCACAGGCGGATGTGTCGTGTTGTCCCGCGGCCAGTTCCACATGGGGAACGATGTCGCTGCCGTCACAATTGTTGTCCATGCAAACGTCGCTCTGGTTGGCCGCGGTGAACATGTGACCCAGTTTGTGTCTGATCCTTTGGCTGCAATGTTCGACTTCCAAATCACATATACGACGAACTCTAAGCTGGCAGACTTCTCAATCATCGAGGTAGGGTTCGACTGATGGCTATCACAGGACTCCCCGTAATCGCACCGGCATCCGGAATGGCAGGCGTGCTGCATCACATGTCGAACCTCGACGTGACTGCGTTGACGAGCCAAGACGGTGTTTGGTCGTGTCCCGACACCGGGTCGACGATAGAGAACGTGTCGGTGACTGGCGGTAATGGTGCAACGAAATACGGGATGCGTGTCGGGGCCACCGTGTCAGCTACGAGAGGCAAATACGCGAACGTGTCGGTTGCTGCTTCGTCAGGCGACGGACTGTGGCTGACCTATGTCGAAGAATGCCAGTTCGTGAATCTCAGCGTGGACCGGCCGATCAAGCACGGCATCAACGTCGATTTGGCATCGAACCGCAACCAGTTCGACAATGTGATATTGAACAATCCGTCGAATGCGAACTCGGGGATATCGGATGGTATTCACGTCGCAGATGGCGACTCGAATATCTTCGACAATGTGACGTTCGACCCTCTGCTAGTAGCGACACACAAGTCGGCATTCGATTTGTCGGGCGGGGTCGACAACCGTGTCGGCCAATGTGTGTTGATACCGGGAACAGCAGAGGCATATTTGGAAACTGCTGTAGGGGACAACGACTTTGGCATGGACGTTGTTCGGTTCGTCATCCCGGGCACCGCTACCGTTGGTACTGGAGTTGAGCGCATTTACGCCGAGGTCGACCGTCAGGTGTTCGCCTGTCGAGTCACTGCGAATACAGCACCAACTGGCGCTGACCTGATCGTCGATGTGAACAAAGATGCAGTGACGATCTTCACGACTGCAGCGAACCGTCCAAAGATCCTTGCAACAGCGGTATTGGGTGCGTGGGCACTACCCGACCGTGTAGCATCCGCTGGTACGAAAGTCGCGAAGGGTTCCTACCTCACCGTTGATCGAGATCAGATAGGTGCCACTGTGGCAGGTGCAGACCTGACAGTCGAGATCATGTGGAGGAAAGAATGACGGCGGATGGATACCTACGGTTTGCAGCGATGGTTGCTGCTGCTGGTGGAGTAGCGTTGGCGCTTCATCTCATTTGGCGACACATCCTCATCCCTACATGGGAGTTCATGAAGCATGTAGTGGCGATCACAAGGGCAATCGTTGTATTCATCGAGGCACAACCTACGCTTATCGATATCGCACATGAGTTCAAACCGAATGACGGTGACTCATTGCGTGACCAGATCGATACTGCCAACATCAGGCTCGGGAACATTGAGGGCCAGATGGAGATCCTCATACAAAGACACCTGTGGGATGGTGAAGTAGATCGTGGGCAAGCGACCATAGCCATCGATCAGCAGGATGATGAGGTGTGAACTGCAGGGTATTTCCTGTACGATGATTGTTGATCACGACAGAAGGGGCTGGGTGAATGTCCGATTACGCTCGAGAACTACGTCAGATGAACGGAACAAGATTCCCACCGAACCCATGCAAGGTACTCCGCATATGGGTTGACGGTGATGAAGAGAAGTACCACGAAGTGCTTGCTGCGATGTTCATGCGCGACGAGCTCACAAACCAGCTCTATGAGCTCGAACACGTTGCTCGCGTCCTCACCAAGGACCTGGAGCCCACCACCAACATTCGCATCACACGCAACGATGTCTGGAAGCACCGCAAGGGCCAATGCAATGGCTGCAACATCATGGCAGATAGGGCTGAGAACCAATCGTGACAGACTACCTTGCCCAACTCGAAGAGCTCAAGCTCCCTGGAGATCGATCCGGTTACGAAACGAAGCGCCGTAACCACGACTCGTATCCAGAAGGTTGGCGCCCAGGCCTTGACGTCGATTCAGAATCTGGTGGCTACATCACGACCGAGGCCTACCAACCTGGTTCCGAACCCGACAACGAAGCAGTCCTCGAGGAGTTCGGATACGACCCCGCAGCATGGACGATTGTCTCCATTCGGCATGGAAAGTGGCAAACGTACGACGAGCGTTGGCTGGAGACCAAGAAGATCTTCATTGAGCCACAAAAGCGTACCGCATTGGTACGGTTCGACACCGAGCAGATCATGGCACGCATCTTGACTTGGAAGCCTAAGAAGCCATCCTCGAGGCTCTCAGAGGCATCGTTCTTTGCCCTCTCGGGAGACACTCAATTCGGGAAGATCGAGAATGGTGGAACCGAAGCGATCATTGAGCAATACATGAGTGAGTTATCGCGCACCCTTCATCGTCAGAAGAAGATCAAAGCCGCGACCGTAGTCCTTCCATGGCTCGGTGACTGCATCGAAGGCAACCAATCACAAGGCGGCAGAGTCAAAGGCCGGATCGACCTGTCCCTCACCCAGCAGATACGGATCCTGCGCCGCATCATCATGTGGCAGATCAAACAGTTCACGCCGACAGCAGACAGGGTGATCGTTGTCGTCATACCGGGAAACCATGATGATGTTGATAGGCAAATCTTGACTTCGATGACGGATTCGTGGGCGATAGAAGCGATCTCTGCTGTAGCCGATGCCGTGGCCGAGAACGAAGACCTCAACGAGCGAGTGAGCTTCATCTTCCCCGACGAAGACACCATGTCAGTCACCGATGAATTCTCCGGCGTAGTCACTTCTATGGTTCACGGCCACCAATTCGGGACAGGAGTCAACGGTTGGAAGACTTGGTGGGATGGGCAGTGTGCAGGGAGGACACCAGTAGGTGACGCCGATCTTCTGCTATCTGCCCATCGCCACCATCTCAGGATCCAGGACTACGGTGGCTCGAGGCTATGGATACAGCAACCCTCGCTTGACATGGGTTCATCCTGGTGGACGGAGAGGAAAGGTGACCAATCGCCTGGTCGCATGATATCGTTCATAGCAATCGATGGGCGAGTGGTCGAACTAGATCCCGTCCTATAAGGAGAAGCACCTATGAAGCGGATACCAGAATCGGTAATCAGCATGATCGAGGCACTTGGTGTCAGTGTTGTTGTCGTGGATGGGGCGTGGGAGCGTGGCAGTGATTTCCCAACTGGCATTGTTGGTGGCATGGTTCATCATTGGGGGAGCGAGGCTGCTCGTCGGGGTGACGTACAGGCTGGCCATTCGTACCCGAAGTCACAGGGTGGATTAAGGACCGATGAACGGATCGTTGACAACTGGTTCGTTGATCAGGACGGAACCATCTATCTGATTGCTGCCGGGGCTTCCAACTACTCGTCATGCTACGGGTCACGCCAGGTGCTCAATGAGGTACGTGAAGGAAGGTGGCCGGGTGGTACGGCGCGACAGCGCAAGCTGACTCATAACACGATCTGTGGGAACAAGTACTTCTGGAATGTTGAGACTGAACACCCAGGTGATGGCTCGCCAATGCCTGACATCCAGGAAGTTGCGGTCGCTGCACTTGTTGCATGCATGGCTCGGGCACTCAACCAGTCGATCGACCAGGTGATTGGGCATTCAGAATGGACAACGCGCAAGGTCGATCCACGCTGGGAGGGCCCAGGTAACCGTATGCCAGCTATCCGTGCTGAAGCGCTTTCGATCTTCGCCGGCAATCTACCCCTACCACTACCACCACAGGAGACAGACATGCTCCAGATGCCACCAACACTCAAGTACGGCGACGGTGCCTGGGTCAACCAACGACAAGATGCACCGAATGGTGACTTCAGCATTGAGGCGATCTATGCAGTCGAGAACCTCCAGGCCCTCATGGCTTTGCGTGGGTTCATTGATGAGAACAGCGAAGATGACGGATCGATCCCGGCCGATGGGAAGTTCGGTCGCGGAACAGAAGCAGCAGTGAAGGCATTCCAGACATCAGTTGGGCTAGCATCTGACGGTGTTGCCGGACCAATGACCTGGACGGCACTCATACTTGCAACCTAGGAAGGGAGCTACATGCTCGAACGAATCAAGCAAGAACCAGTGAGGTTCTGGTCGACACTGACTGGCATCATCACGGCAGGGTTCGGGATCCTCATTGGGTTCGGGATCCTCGACTGGACAGCCGAACAGATCGGCCTCATCCTGGTACTGTGGGCAGCCGTTGGGTCCCTGTTCCAGTTCTTCTACGTGAGGAACAAGGTCACGCCCACACAACCGCCCAACCAGTAACCACACACAAGATCAGAGAAAGCCCCCTCCCCGTCTAGGTGCCGGGTCAGAAGGGGGCTTCTCTGTGTCTGTGCAACGTGAGTACACGCTATTCGTGTAGCCGTGAGCTCTGGTCCTTCCAGTGCCAGAAGTGAGCCTCATCCCTCGAGCGGTAATGCATGACCATCTGTGAGCGTTTCCACTGCCTCTTACCTGGGCGCCCACGCATCGATCTGATCACGGTAGAGAAGTGCGTTGAATCAGCTTCACAGGCACAATCGATCTTCGACTCCTTCGCTGCCATCCACTGCACGGCCATCAGCGACCCTCGTACTGCCACATACGGGCATTGCAGTAGGCGTGTACGGCACCTTCAGTTAGGTCGGTGTCGTGATCATGCTGGAGGTGGATGAGGTGGTCAAAGAAGCCCAAAGGGAACAAGGTTGGATTGACGACCCTGTCAAACACCCAATCTGCCGGTTCTCCATGAATATCCACTTGACAGTAGAAGCACTTGCCATCTTGCCGCTTCACATACTCTTCTCTGACCGCACGCCTATCCCTCCATGTCAACTGTGAGTACTCCACTGGCAGGTTCATCGCGCCACCGTCGCACCGAGATGCTTCTTGATCAGCCATGCACCCCTAACCATCTCAGGGCTCGGCTTCATGCCAACGAAGTGCCTGAGCTTCAACAGCTCCGTCAATGTGAACTGTGGCACGCCAGCATGCACACCCTGAGGCAGCATCACATCCTCATCCTTTGTGATCACGACATACTCACCCACCGTCCCGAGGTACACTTTTGCATACCCCTTCGACTCGAGATCCCACTTGAGTTGTTCGGCGGCTGCAACCGATGTCAGGCCCTTGAGCTTCTTGGGTAGCCTTGGCAGCCGAGCCTCGCCATTGATGGCAGCGCTCACCTTCGTTGCCTGCTTGGACCAACTGTACAGCTCCCTCTTCTTGACGAACTGAGGGTGCTTCCAGAACAGCGTGAACCAGGACCGACCGGCGTTCTCGCGTGGTAACGCTTCGGTGATCGATCCACCCTTATGGAACTCGATCTCATACAGGGCGCCGGTAGCTCTCATGATTTGATCGCGATGGAGGCGGCAGGTTGTGTCGGCAGCCTCGAGGAAGTCGACACTGAGCTTGTCAGTCAAGCTTGAATATTGCCTGGAAAGCCTTTTGGAGGCCCCGAGCCGCCTCCACAGAACTAACTCCACCGTAGGGATGAGGGAGCTTACCTTGGGTAGCTCCGTGCAGGCCTTGCACTTCTTCATCGACTTGCGGATCTTGATCGCTCTCTTCGTCTCCATGTTGACCCCTCAACTGTTCTTGTACTTCGGTCGGAAGTACTTCACCTTGCCCACTGAATCCTCTTGCTGTTCCCATGGCCATCACGATAACGCATCCCACAAGCGCTCGGCTGTCTTTGGTCCGATTCCCTTGATCTTGAGCAACTCTGCCTTGTCATCGAACAACCAGGTGAAGGGGAGGCCACCGAAGTGATCCATAATTGCAGTTGCTTGTACCGGCCCAACACCATCGAATCCTTGTAGGAAGTGAATCTGCCAGGACCTCGAGTCTCGCGTCCCCCACTTGGTTCTTGGCGATGATGGGCGCCTATCCAGTGAGCTCCTGCCGTTCTGATGGTCGGGTGATTCGGTCCACTTCTTGATGGCCTTGATCACCTGCACCATCTCGGCTTGGTCGCGCACGCGATAGGTCGGCATGTCGTAGAGGAGTGCCACTGAGGTCAGGAGCACGAACATGCCTTCCTTGGTGAGCTTGTCGTATCTCCCCATAGGTTGGCCATCCGTAGTCCACTGTCCGAACCCCTCGAGCACCAGGAACGCCTGATCGATCGAATCGATTTGCCCGAGCTCCTTGGCCAATCTCCCGTCGTCCAGTGACGACTCAAGGTCATTGGGGTACTGCTTCCTCTGGACCCCGTACCATCGCTTACCGGCCATCCACATGAAGTCGACACCGTGCTTCTCGGGCTTCGAGCTGGTGCGCCCGAGCTCGCGCACTAGGGACTTGGGTTCAGTGGGTGAACAGAGGATCTTCTTCATTTCCCCTTCTTCTTCTGAGCAGCTTTCCTCTCGGCAACCGTCATCTTCGGCTTCTTCTTGCCCTTCTCTTTCCACCCAGCAACGTCCCTGAGGTAGTCGTAGGCGAAGTTCTCGACGGGCTCGTTCTTGAGCATCTCTCTCTCACGGTCCTTGGCGGTCGTGATGCTCCAGCCCTTCTTGTCCTGGGTGAACAGAATCGCTGTGTGGACATTGTGCATGAGGCGCTTGTTGCCAGTCGGCTTCAACCCGACATGGCCGAAGGTGCTGATCACATCCTTGCTGTCACCAAAGCTCCCTCCACCCCTCGAGACGGCAGCGGCGCCGGCTGTAACGAACGTATGACCGCGGTGCATGTAGAAGACGGCTTTGGAGAACGAGTTGTACAGGGGCTTGATGACGTTCCAGTCAGTGAAGCCCTCGAACAGGTTCTCCTTGGCTGGGTTCTTCATGACCTTTCTCCGGCTCACGAAGTAGTCACCCTTGTCCTCGCCGTACACCTCGTTGGAGTAGTGGTTCTGCGCTTCTTCCCACGACACATCCATGAGATCAGCAACGGCCCAATCGTCGTTACCCATGTTCTTCTTGATCATCTTGCCGAAGGCCACGTAGTCTTCCCAACCGTCATAAGGGATGGTGAGATTGATGCGGCCGGACTCAGCTAGATCAGGGTAGCCGTCATAGAGCATGCGCTCGATGGCGTAGTCGGTGTCCAAGACGTAGAAGTCGCCATCGATGTCGGCCTCGAGCAATGCTTGAGCAATGTCCAACCAGGCCTTGGACTTACCTGCGCCCGACCCACCGTACCCGAGAATCCTCTCGCGCGGCTTGCCCTTCGGTATGTAGAGTTGCTTCCCCATGTACTACCCCTTCTCTTTGCGTGGTGTGATGCTCCAACGGTCATAGTTGCTCGTTTTCGTGTACCTGTCAACCAGCTCTTTGCCCTCGCCGGCGATCAGTGCAGTCTTGTCGAGCCTCTGACTGGAGACCTCGGTGATCTTGACTTGGAAGTGGTCACTACCAAACCGCAGCCTGTTGTTGCGGTACCCACCATCAAGCTGCTTCTTGATGCGGTCCTTCTCTTTCTTGGCCCACTTCTCGGTCTCAACGACCTCGTAATACCCAGCCAGCATGTCGTCGAGTTCAGCGATGTTGTCGATCGGGATCTCACCGTCACCAACTTCGGTGTCATCGACCTCATCCTCATCATGGAGGAACCAGAACTCACAGAAGTACGAGGCCCCGCCATCAACATCGCACTTGGGCATCTCGCCCTTCTTGAACATGTTGTAGAGGCGCACCGCTCTCGAGCGTATCTGGCGCAACGTCTTGGGTGGCTCGTTGATCAGCCAGGTATCGATGAGGCCATCATCGCGGCGCTTGACCGTGTAGTGGGCAGTGAGGTGCTCGGAAGCAAGCATGTAGATGGCAAGTTGCCATGCGTAGCTTGGACGAGCGTTGAAGCGACCGTTGATCCACTGATCAAACGACGACCTCGAGGCCGACTTACACTCCCACAGCCGCTCTCCACCGTACTCGCCGGAGTCGAACTGGTCTGAGGTGCCGAGGTTGATGTACCCATCGATGTGGCCGACGATGTGGAGTTTCCCAGGTAAGATCTTGAGCACGACTTCGGCCTGATCACCGTTGAACTCGTATCCCTCTTGAGTGAGCTGCTCAACGGCCGCAGCTTCGTGGAGGTGCCCCTCAGAGAACGCTCTCTTGATGACATCCTTGTGCTCCATGGGCTGGACACCATCGTAGATGGCCCACAGCTTTCTCGAGCACCCGCCGAACGACGATGCGCGCACATAGATGATGCCGTCCTTGGTGTAGACAGATGGTCCGTCAGCCACGTTGGTTCCTTTCGGGGAAGTCGGTTACCTTGAGCTTGGTGATGATGCGCTGGCCCATGCGGTTGCGGAGTTCAACAACTGGTCGTAGTACCCAGCCCTCGGCCTCGGTGTCGCGTTCGTACGATGGAACCATCCCACCACCACGGAACCAATCGACTGCATGACGGAGTGGCATCATCGCTGCGACGAACACATGATTGATGCCAAGCTGATTGGCGATGTCGAAGACGTTCTCTCGCTCAAGGAACACGCCGGTCTCGGTTACCATCACATCGTACAGGATGAAGCCCTTGTCTGATCGATAGTCACCGCCACCCTTCTGAATCCCAGCGCCATAGCCCTCACCGTAGAGCGTGAGGCCGTCGAGGTTCAGCCTCACCGTCCTGTCACCAATCTCGTTGAGGTGGTTCATGAGGTCAACGTGGAGCTGTGCATTGTCTGTTCTGCCGCCGATACTGAACCCTGATGTACCAACGTGAATGCGCGTGTTGGTCCCATCGATCTTCTCGGTAGCCTCCCACATGTCCTCAGCTAGGTAGCTGAACTCAGGCTCACTCCATTTCCACATGAGGAACGTCTTGTGGTGGTTGTTGGGGTCGCGCTTGAACACGGACTGGATCTTTGGGTATGTGGGGGTGGTGGTCATGTCGTCCCTCTCTCTGCTGGGAACCTCACCAGGAGCCGGTAACCAGTTCCGTAGTACCCATTTCCGTCATCGCCCTCAACCGCATACAGGTTGATGCGCTTGTCCTCAGCCACGACGAACACGGAGTAGATGGTTTCACGTTCCCATTCACTTTCGTCATCAGACACGCCTTCTTCAAACTCGACTGCTGTGATGATGTTGTCGCAGTCGTTCAGTTCCGTGAGGCCATACCAGCCGCTCGCGCATCCGCCACATCCTTCGTTCGCGACAACCCTGACAACGGTTCCGTCATCGAGCTCAAGATGATCATCGGCAACCTTCGCTACCTTGTGCCCAAGAAGGAGATCACGGATCTTGTCGTGGTCGAATTCACTGTACTCGGTAATCGTCTTGTCGTTGTACGGATAGGCCTCATTGATCAGTTTGGTCATGTCTTCTCCCTGTCCATAGGTACTAGCGCACATATCTTCCCGTCGAATATCACTTCGTTGCATCCAGTCAACGTGAGGGTGTCGCCGCCGTCGATCCATGCCAACGAGGTGATGATGCTGCCGATCGATTCGTTCTTGATGTTGCTGAACCCGATGGAGATGTTCGGTGTTTGTTCCTTGTACGCTGGTCTCTTGTTCTTGGTGCGTCGGAATATCATGTCGTCTCCCATCGATTCAGGTAGAGCTTCTCGAACTTCTTCTGGTAAGCAACCTCATGCTTGCGACATAGGAATATGTCCATGTTGCTAGCTGGCCCCGTTGCCGAGCAGTCACATTCACTGGCCTTCACGCCGTACTCGTCTCTCTCACAGCCTTCACAGACATCAGGCACTTGAGATACAACATCTAGAAGGATCCCGCACTCGCTGCAGAAGTGCTCAGTGAATGGTCTGAGGTCTCCAGGCGTCCATCCTTCAGGCTCTCTGCAACACCCATCACATCCGTGGACTGCCTCGAACTCAGTCCCAACTTCCTTCCAGTAGGGAAGCTGATCGGGATCAGGGTGCCCAATGCCGTGCTCACAGATCCTCTCGAAGATGTTGCGGTCGTCGCGGTAGAGCAGGTCCATGGAGCGCATGTGGTGAATTGATGGGTTGTGGATCACACAGTTGCGACCCTTGCAGTTCTGCCGGTAATGGACTCCGATGATGCGGTGGCCATGGATCAGCCAGACCTCGCCAGGGATCGTGACGGTGTCGACGTACTCGAGGGCTGGATCAGGTTCGTTACTCATGACATCTCCACGTTCTCTTTGATGGAAATGTGCCTGTGTCCGTTCATTTCGTACCAAGATGCGTGTTCGCTGAATTCGTAGCCGCATGCGATGCATCTCGAGACGACCGGCGGTCTGGACTCGTTCAGCTTGTCCGTCCACATGCACCTGAGGCAGATGGATTCTGTCTCGTTGATGATGAGATCCCCGTCAACTACTACCTGCTTGATTCTGCCACCAGACCCGCAGATAGGCGCCAGAGCCCCGCTTGGACTTTCCTTCACCAAGTGCCAGGTGCCGGCCTTAGTCATCCCTAGGTCTAGGTGCTCGGCTACATACGGAACGCTGGGATCAAAGTCTAGGTTGCTCATCTCGTACCCCTCTCATCGGTCATTATGAGGGCGCATGACTCTGTTGGACTCGAGCAGCCTACGCCCTCTTTGGGGTTCTCTCTGCGACTGAGATAGGACAGCCGCTCCAACAAACCGTAGGTGGGGGCGGATTCGAACCACTTTCCTAATCAACCGCATCCAACGGCCACCTGCCTGCACTTACCAGCTCTCACTGGCTCTCGTTCAGCCCACTAACAGTACTCGTACCCGTGTAACCGAACCTCGAGGCTGTGCAATAACCCCGTGTCTCTCGAGACCTACGAGTCAAAGATCCCATCCTCGTCAAGCACCTCATCGTAGAGGTCACTGAAGTCCTCTACCTCAGGGAACTTGTCGAGAGCAGCCTCAACGAACTCGTCGTGATCATCGTGCTTGCCGGCCAGCTTGACAAGCGCCTTTCTCAGGTCCTTCTCGCTGGCCTTACTTGCTTTTCCCTTGGATTTGTCCTTGTCCTTGGACTTCTTCTTCTTCTTCTTGCCAGCCTCACCGATGAACTTTGTCGGCAGGAGAAGGAACTTCTCTTCACCATCGAAGCCCTTGTACGACTTGCGCTCGAAGTCGAAGATGAGATCGCGGTAGATGGAGGCATCTGCAGGTCCTTCGCCGGACTCTTCTGCCCTTGCCATCACCAGGTCAGCAGCATCTGTCTCGAGAACTGCACGGAAGAACCGAGCGTAGTTCGTGCTGCCGTTGAACTGGTCACGACCCTCAACGATGATGTTGTCATCCGTCTCCCAGCCCTTGCCGATGGAGTACAGGATGCTTCCCTGCCAGTGCTCGTGATCGCAGTCGCCTTCAAGGATGAAGACGAGAACTTCGCCTTCACCATACGAAGCGTCGTAGTTGAACGACTGGTCCGTGATGGCGACTCTTACCGGCCCGTCTGAACCTGGCAGTGCGCCACCTTCTGTGGTTTCCCACTTGTTCTTACTCAAGGTTGACTCCCTTGGTAGGGAGCAGGAATAGAGCCACCCCTTCGGCGGTTACCCTCTGCTCGTCGGTCGTGTCTCACTACAGTACTACTCCAGCGAGACTTGTCTACCCCCTCTTTGAGGGGAAGTTCGGTCACGTTTCCGTGCCCATGATCTTGTCGTCCTTGCCCTTGCGTTTGCTCACCTCGAGCCTGGGCGAAAGGACCTTCTTCTTACCAATAGTGACCCTCACTACGTTCACTTCTTCCTGGGTGAACGAGCCCTTGTCGCCACCGATCTCGGTGCAGTAGAGCCATGCTCCGCGCAGGGGGTGTACCCATGGGGACTTTCCACATCGATCGCATACGCCGAGCTCACTCACTGTGACCACACCCCTTCTTCTTGTGTTGACACACCCTCTTCCTATACTCGCGTAGCACGGCTTCATTCAGTTGCTCCATTAGCTCGCTTGAGCTGCTGTGAGGATCCACGAGGAATCCTTTCGGCACATTGGCCTCATGGCGCATCCGCTCTATGACCTCATCGATGGCTGCTCGGACATCCTTTACAGCCTGCTTCCTTCTCTTCCGCCGCTCCTGCTCGAGCACCCAATCATCAAGTGCCTTAGTAATCAACGCCGGAATCCCCTTGTAGATCGCAACGATGTCCCTCGCTATAACCCTCAACCTCATCTCAATCCCCTGTCTCTCGGTGCTCCGGACTTCACTAACGCCTCACTCCACCACTTCGGCAGCATCTTGCGGTTCTTGTTCATGATGTTCTTGACGAACTGCTTGTCCAAGATGTAGGTCTCTGACGAATCGTCCCTTGACCTCATCGCTCTACCCGTCATCTGCACGACGCTTCTGATCGTCAGCATCGAGTACCAGCCTTGGCCACCCTTGCTATACAGCCTCCCGTTCACCTGCTTATCCTTGAGGTTCGGGTACGGGATCTTGGCAACCACCACCACACGGCAGAGATCACCCTTCAAGTCAACGCCTCTATCGAAGCTCGGCGCCAACATCACACCATCGGTAGATCGATCCAGCCACCTTCTCAGTGCTGGTTCCCTCTCCCTTGAGTTTGAGTACGTGTGGACACGATGCTTCTGACTCCCCACCATGTTGTCCTCAAGGTACCGTGCAAGTGCATATGAGACAGTATGTACCAACACCCGCTCACCCTGGTGATACTCAGCAATCTTGCCAACAGTCTTTGCCATTGCCGGCCACGCCACATCCTTCTCTTTCCAGGTCATGTTGGCAACAGGCATGACGTAGATAGGCCTTGACTCAACAGGGAAGCCACTCTCCATTGTCACAACGCCCCACTCATCATCATCAAGGCCGAGGTCCTCAGCCATCTGTTGGGCTGAGATGATGGTGGCCGACATGAGCAACCACTTCTTGGCATGGCTCCACAAGATGTCTTGGGCATAGTCGGCCACTGTGATGGGCTTGAACGTGGCATCGCCCTTCTCGTAGTCCATGTAGACCCAGCCCTCGAGGCCATGTTCTTCGTCGCTCCATGCTCTAGCCTCATAGTCCCAGCCACCGAGCGCTTTCAGCCTCGAGACCAACTGCTGGAGCTTTGAGCGCTCATCCTCGAGCTTCTTGTCTCGTGAGTACCCAGGTGTGTCCTTGATCTCTTCGATACGACCCACGAGCTTTGGGTGAGCCTCATTGCGGATCCACTCAACCCACGAGCTCATCACGGTCTTCTTCTCGGGAGGATTGATGCCGTACCTGACCATGTTGCGTTTCGAGATCGATACGGTGACAAATCCGAGGAGCTGCTGCTCGAGCACATCAGCCTCATCGATGATGATGAGGGGCTCGTCAGTGAACTTGTTCTGGTAGTTGGCCATGGTCAAGAGGTAAGCGATGTTGGCCACTGCAAGCTTCGACTTCAGTGCCGTTGCCTTAGCTGACTCGTATGGACACAGGCCAATCTCGTCGCACAGCTCGCACTCAGTCTTGTTGCCACCTGTGCGCGTACACTGGCTGGCATTGATCGTTGGGAATCTGGTTGGGTGGTTCAGTGTGGGGTAGTTTGCTCGCCCCTTGATGACATCGGCGTAATCGAAGTCCTCAAGGAACTGGTCTTGGAGTGTCAGGGTCGAGCATGTGTAGATGACCCTACCTGGGGACTCTTTTCTCCTGATGAGCTCACCGATGAGTGTCTTGCCTGCTCCAGTCGGTGCATCGAGGAACACGATCTTCTTTCCCTCGGCGTACATCTCGAGCACTTGCTCGAGTGCATCCACCTGCCCTTGCCTCAAGTACTCCACCCATTTCGGCAGTGGTCGGTACTCCCTGTCTGAGTTGAACTCTCGATCTAATGCCTCTCGTGCTTCCTCGATGGAAGCACCGGAACCCTCGACAAAGGGGAGCATCTCGCGTAAGGGGTAGGTAACGCTAGATGGTGAAGCTTCGTCGAGGGCCCCAGTGTTCTGTTGCGGTTCTTCTTGGATGTCCACATCGATGTCGACCTTGCCTTTGCGTGCAAGTGTGATGTAGACGATGTGTGAGCAGATCTTGCGGTACTCGCCACCTTGATGGCCCTGGCAAGAGCAGCGGTATTTGCGCTCACCTTCAGGCAGCACGATGAAGTACTGATCGTACTGGTCACCGAGCTTTGGGTTCCCCTCAACGATCCACTTGCCCTGGCCAACCTGGATTCCGTGCCTCTTCTTGGCGCGGTTCACGAGCGTCGGCCTGAACGAGTCCTCTATCTTGTGGCTTCTTGTGGTGTCCCACGATGCCATTCGTACCCCTTTGCGATGTCAGTCATCATATCTTGTGCTTCCCGCCGCCAAGCGTCAACCCCCTGTTTGCGAGGATCACCAGTGCAACGGATCGACGGAAATCCTTGTCCTCGAGGATGTTGATCCCCTTCTTGCGAGCGATGCGAATAGCGGCATCGATCACCTGCTTATCGCTGTACCTACCCACCACCGTACCTATCGGCCGACAGTCTTGAGTCTCGAGTTCAGGTCAGAGACATAGCCGGCCCTGAACTCCTCGGGTATTGCGGACTCAGCTTTGTCAAGGAGGTCGTTGAGGTAGAGCCGTAGCTTCTTGTCCTGTCTCGTGCCAGTGAGGTGTGCGATGTGCTCCTCGATCGCTGACATCATGTCGACGTACTCCTCGCGCTGTTGCCTTGCACGCAGCGCTTCGTTGTGGATCGTCCACATCGTGATCTTACGCTCGAGGTCTGGGTCATCAACAAGAGCTTGGATGTCGTGGAGGCGATGGATAACGGCATCTCGGATGAAGTCTTGAGCGGTCTTGTAGTCAGGGATCTTGCCTGACTGTACGGCTGATGCGAGCTCGCCTGCCACATTCACCGGGAATTTGCAGGTGATCTTGGCGGAGTGGCCCTTCTTGTCTG